GCCGCAAGTTCGTCCTCCGCAGGGTCAAGCCACGCGGTATCGCAGTTGCTCCAGCCTTTCACGTCTTCGGCCAGTGCTTTCAGTTTTCCCAGTTCCATTCCTCGTCCTTTCATCGTTAAGGCATAACCCGGCGCTCAAGCGGGACCGTCCGCAAGCGGCCGGCCCCTTAGCTCTGCGTTGTGCCCCACTACCACGAAGCCGAGGCCGCTTTGCCTGAGCGCTTCCAGGTTGTCGCGTCCGTAGGCCACCAAGGCAATGGGTGCGCCGCTATTGAAATCTGCCCGCCGTCCGTCCACGTAGTGGAAGTGCGGGCGCCCTTTGAGGAACAGCACACCATCTGCCGAGCCCCAGATCGTTTCGTAAAACATCGCGGTTTCGGTCCGCGCCGGAATCAAGGCAATTCCGTTGCCGTGGTCGCGCATACGCCGCAGCCACTTCACGGCCTCGCGTCCGAATGGCGGGTTGCACCACACACGGCCAAACCACGGCAGCGCCAGCCCGTCGTCCTGCGCCGTGTAGTGCTGTGCCGCTGTTTCCCAAGGCCGCACCGCTGGCGCGCACGGGTCAAGATCGAAGGCACCGAGCGCCCGCAGGATCTCTGGCGGCGTCAGCCATTCGTCGTGTCCGCCGTTCTTCTGGTGCGCACTCAAACCCATCTCACTTGTCCCCCGTGTGGCACAACCCGTCAGTCGAGCCGACCTCGCGCGATAATGCCGCGCTCGTCGGCTCACTTTTTGCGTTAGAGGGCATGTCCGCCAGTAGCCCAGCCAGCCGTTGCGCGGTACTCCAAACCTTTTTCGGCGGGTTCGGCGTACCGGATCGAATCGCGTCCGGTGTCACCAGCACTGCACGCTGCGGTAGCGTCATCAACTCGCGCAGGAACGGAAGCAATTGGTGTTCTGGCATCGTTCCGGTTTCAATGTGCGGCCCGTGGAACTTGCCACCCTTGCTGCGCCACAGGGCGCGAAGATCGTCGTCTGTCATGCTGTCCTCTCTGCCCTCTAACCCGTCAGTCGAGCGGACTCCGCGCCTGCGGCGCTCCGCTCGCTCACTTTTGAGTTAGTAGGCTCAGTATTCACAGCACACCTCGAATTCGTGGCCGCATTCCGGGCACTCCACCTCAAGGCTGTTTGCCAGTTTTGTGCCGCTCTCTATGGGTTGCAGACGTTCGTGGTTGACCCAGAAATCGTCGGCCCGCAGTAGATCAACAAACTCTCCACACTTCGGGCAATCGCAGTTCAAGGAAATGTCCCATGTCGCGCTAACTTCTGCTTTCTTCACCTTCATCTCCTTTTCGTCCAGCCTTCTAACCCGTTGCTCGTGCGGACCGAATATCGGCGGCGCTCGTTTCTCAATCCGCCTCGCGCGGTCCGCACAGCGCTGCGTTGGGCGCCTTCTTCACGCCGTCAAATGGTGGAACTTTCAGCCAAATATCTGCGGCATCTTCTGCCGCCATCTGGCCGCTGAACTCCATGCGGAAGCCTCCGTTCGTTTTGATCGACACAACCACAAGCGCCGTTCCTTGCTCGGGGTTCTCTCTCGGCATCGTTGCTCGCCATTTCTTCATCGCAGTCCTCTCAAAGCGGCATTGCCGCGTAAATTTTGCAAGTTGCAGCGCCCAACTAGGCGTGCAAGCGGGGCGCTGCGCGATAGGGCCGCGCAGCGCCCCTTCACTCGGCGTTGGGGGTCTTCATTGCCGGCATCCGATCTGCTTGCCTGCGCTGTCAATTCGTGGCGTCAGCCCTCCGCTCACCGCTTCGAGGTACTGGCAGCCGGTGAGCGCGTCGGTTCGCACCGCTACGCCGCTTCGCTTCCCCCATTCTCCGGGGTCACTGTCGTCTCGGCTGATCGGCAGCTTTCCTATCAGCACGACCGAGAAATAGAGCACGACGGCCCACTTTGCCAGCCACTTGGTGTAGTTCTTCAGTTCCTCAGCAGCCATCGCGTTTCCCTTCAAAAGTCGGTGCTGGCTGGACGGCGACCCCCAACCCGTCGTTGCAGGCGCGACCTCCTTCGGCGGCGGCCTGAACTCGGGCGTTGGGGGCCTTACGCAGCGCCAAGTCCAGCCGCGCCAGTGCATTCCATGCCGCATGTGCCGCGTGGTGCAGTCCGGTGTCCGGGTCGCATTCCTCGCCAGTCGCCTCTCGCATCAGGTGCCGCAGCATCGCGTCCGTGTAGCGGCGTTCTCCGTCCGGCACTTCCATCCAGCCGTTGTCGGTGTACTTGTTTGCGCCGTAGGTGCCCACAGCGCCAACCTCTTGCAGCGCCCGTGCAAACCCACATAACACCAACCCGAGCCGGTTCTTTCCGGCATCCAGCTTTGCCCCGGCCTCGTTCGGCTTCTTGCCGTTCGGGTCGGCCTCCAGTACCCCGAATGTCTCGGCTCTGTGCTGGTCGTCGGCGGTCATATGCATTTGGTTCTCCATCATTCATCAGTCCTCAAAAGTCTGCGCTGGCGATACGGCGCCGACTTTTGCGAGAACATCTCGCGCAATCTGGTTGCCAATGCTGTTTCCGTAGTGCGGTTCATTGCCAAGCCTCGCCAGCTTTTCGAGTGCCGCAGCAAGTTCGTCGCGCTGCTGCTTCATAGCGAAAAGCTCTTCCTGAGTTTCTACCAGAGCTGCACCGTTGATGTCCGCCGTCTGCTCGGATGCGGCGAGTTTATATTCAGCATCGCTCAAATCTTTTACAACGGAATCACGCATCTCCTTTGTTGCTTCCAGTTCAGCGCGCATGTGAGTAACGGCAGCCTCTAGGTGGATGATGTACTCTTGCTTATTCTTAAGTTCAGCGCGTAGTGATTCGATTTCATGATGCAAAGGCTTTGTTGCCTCGTCGATTTCTCGCTGCCGCATCTGCCTAGTCAGATCTTGTGTTTCAATCATCTCACTCTCCTTGTATTAGGACCACCCGCATTGTTTCTCCTTCTTCATCCCCCTCTATTGAGATTAAAAGGTGCGGGTGGGTTGATAGGTGGGGTACTCGTGCCCGGGTGATGCCTTATGCCGTTGGAGCACTCGACCGCGAATCCGCAATCCAGAAGTGTGGCACATAGGACTTACTCCACTTTCCCCCATTGATCGTTAAATCTTCTTGCTTCTCGTTGCAAATCCACTCGCTCTGGCATAGACGCAATACTCTCCGCCGCTATGCGAGTGGGTGCTGACTACCCTCTGTCCTTCTACGACTGGGCATGCCTTTGGCTCAGGAGTGTGCATTCCTACGTACATCCCGCCGAAGAAACATCCGACTCCGAACGTGATGACGAAGAGAAACTTCTCGGCGGTCATCGCTGTATCTCCAGCAATTGCAACTCCGCATCCCACTGGTCCCACTCGCGTTTGTACTGCCGCACGACACCCGGGTTCATCCCGGTGCTGTTGGCGATGACGTAGGTGAAGTGGGCGAACCATGCGCAGAACCGGGTGAAGTGGTAGTTCATTCCTCGCCCTCCCGTGAGTTTCTAGTTCCAGACCCTTTACATTTCCAACATACCGCGCCGTCGTACTGTCCTTCGCCTGATCCGCTGCATTCCGGGCACAGATGATCCTCTTGTTCCACCCACTTGTCAATAGTCATGGTTCGATCTCCAACTGGTCAGAAGAGAAACACTTGTTGTCTTGGTACACCTGCCCGGTCACAGCGTCGACGAGAACGTCGTGCCCGCGGTATTTGCAGGGGTACATGGCCCGGACCACGCGCTCGCGGTTCATGATCTTGACCGTTCGCTTGACGGTCTTCTCCTTGCGGTTGCGCATGTCGGTCAGCCGCGCCGAGCGGATCACCCGCTGCGGGTAAGTCTCGGAGTCGAAGTCCTTGAATACGATAGTGCGAACGGTTGTCATCACATTACTCCTTGCGCGGTTGGTCTACGTCTAACCTTTTGGGTCATAGCCTTCTCTACAGGCCATCGCCGTAAAAATATTCGTGCGAAAAGCGTCGAGTGCTTTATTCCGAAGCGGCGTCCCCATGCCGCCACAGTTTTTGTTTCCCCTGCGTAAGTGACTTGTAGGTTTCCACGTCGGTTGTTACCTTGTTCGAGCATATCCGCCCACCGACAATTTTCAACATAGTACCCTTTGGAGTTATCCACTCTGTCTAAGGTTTTACCTGTAGGCTTAACCCCCATGTCGGCCAAAAAATTCTCGAACACAAGCCAGCGATCGCAGACCGTGATGCCTCGGCCACCATACCTACTATAGTTGTGGGCTTTATGGTTATTGCACCGCCGCAACATATTACGCCAGCAGTCATACGTCGGGGTTCCAGTCATACCATGGGTCTTCACCTCATCACCCCTCTCATCTGTGCAAGGATTGCATCCACACTATTTGCCACAATTTCTCGTAGGGCAGTGTCTTTCTTCACCGCGTTTTTATCTAGGTTTGAAAGTACTTGAACGACTTCATCCCGTGCAGCAGCTACCTCCACATCCTCAAATATGTTGAGCCCCGGCAACCTGTTCATTAGGTCAACTACGTTCTCTATCGCCGAGGTGTGGAAGTGGCCACTAGATTTTAACCTACTGCTCAGGTGTGCGAGACTGCTGGCAACACTTTTCCTAAGCTCACCCATCATGGCCTGCACCCGCCCGTTGATCTCGCCCTCGATCTCAGAACGTATCTCAGCCACGGCATCGTCTGCCATCTCCACGCGGAAGTCCCCCGCCGTCGGGAGCGGCATGATACTCCAGCTCATGGCGAACTTGTTGCGGACCTCGGACACTGGCGGATAGTCCGCCTCGTTGAACAGGCTGTTGAGCTTGAACCGGGCACGCTCGCGGTGCACGTCGTACTCGGCGCAGAACGCGTCGACCGCCGTATTGAACTCATGCTGGAAAACACCGAGCTTCTGCACCACGTCGAAGTAATTGACCGACGACACGACGTTGATGCCGTTGTGCCCCCACGGGAGCGTGTGCTTGTCGAAGAAATCCCGGGCCTTGGATGCGATCTGCTGGATGGGCAGCAGCGCGGCCTTATCGATCGTCTGCTTGTTGAACCGCCCGGCGTCGGTCGACGCCTCGTGGGTGTCAGTGACTTCCTTGGTCGCCTGCCGGTCGAGCTTGCGGAACGTGGCTTGGGAGATGCTCAGGCTGATGAGCATGGCTTTGGATGCGATTTGTGTCATGGTATTACTCCTCAAGTGAATGGATCAAGCGAATATAACCTTCTGCGTCGGCGAACGTGGTGAACTCGTCCGTATCTTTGTTGTGACACGTGTCACAAAATGAGACTGTGTAGTAGTTGCGGCGGTTGTCGTGGTCAACATGGAACGATACGAGGGCGTAGTACCTCCAACCCCCGAACGTATCCGCCTCAAACCGCATCCCCTGCCGTCTAAGTCTGCCCACGATGTTCCAGCGCAAATATCAGCGCTGCCTGCGCGGCTTCGTAGGTATCGAACTCTTGTGTTTCGCCATGAAGTGGCTCGACACGATACGGCGGTGCCCCATTGGTATCGATGTACATAAACGGTTTGGGCAAGGCGCCGTCGACAACGACAGACACCAGCCCTTCGTGTTCTTGGAATTCATAGCTCATACTCACCCCACAAGAATAAGTTCGTTGGCCGAATAGTGATCGGCACACTTCAACTTAGCCTGGTCACGGTAATGCTCGCGCTCAAGATCGAAATCCACGATACACCGGCAGAGCTGCCACATGCGGGTAACTTCATCGATATCTTTGTTCATAAGTATGGCATCCTCCACCATTTTGACCTCATCGCGCAAGAACACATCCCACATTGCGGACATACTCGGGTACGCCCTCGACTCGACGACCATCACCGACAGCCGCAGCTTGGCCTCGGCCCACAGATTCTTCCACCGTGCCTCGAACGCCTTGAACCGCTTGGGGTTGTCGAAGCTGTACTTGATCTTGTGCGAGGTGTATCTACCCTCGGGCGCGTAATGGTACGGCTTACCCTCAGGCGAATCGTATCCGATGGACCCCGACTTGAGTACGACCTTGTGTTCAACGTCCACCCACAACACAGGATTGTCCTCGATACGGCTGACAGGTATCTTACGCCCGGTATGTGGACACTGCAACTTACTTACCAAGTCCTTGGCCGGACGAATCAGTACCCCATACCGCTCCTCGTTACGCTCTCGCCACGCGGGGTCACGGTCGCCGACATTACACACTTGCAGCTTACCGTCAGCCGCTACGCACACCTGCCCCGCGTCATCGACGTGCATCTCGAACAGTACTACCGCGCTGTCGGCGGAACCACGCGCGTTGCCTGATATAACCTCAAGTTGTCTGGACACATCGTTTCCGTAGCTGTTCTTGTACTGCTGCGTCCAGTACGCACTGGTCATGAACGCCGGGTCTTTGAGTTTCATACTGCCTCCGCAAAAAGTCTGCCGATAATTACGTGTGTATGACATCCTGACACGATCGTCAGGATGTCCCGTGGGGATAGCTGCGACTTGGGTATCTTGCCGCGAGCGTAGTCCTTGACCGATTGAGTTATCGCCCCCTCGGGGTGCCACGTGCCTAGCTCGTACATCATGCGATGCTTGGGCGGCAAGTCATCGAGGGTGACCATCACCAAATTAGCCAGCGCTCCCGCTTCGAGCGCGACAAACTTCTCCGGTCGCACCAGATACCGGTTACAGTCGAACTCGATCGGGCCGTCGACGGGATAACGCCCCACCCAGATGTGGTTCTTGCTGACACAGCACCGGTCACCTGTCAGCGCTTCGATGATCTTCACCGACGGCTGCGTATGCCAGCCGTGAATGTCGATGGTCACGCTGTTGTCCTCGCGCAGCGTAGCGACGGAGTGGTAGTTGCCTTCGAACCACACTTGGATATCGCCGACGAGGTTGGCATCTCGGAACTTCGCCCACAGCTCTGGGCTGTCGTTGATCTTCAGCTCGAACGTACGGCCTCGGGTTTTCTCGCGGATCTTCCGTGCGAGTTCGGGATAGCTAGGTAAGCTCATTTCAATCTCCTAAGTAAGTGCCGCTGGACCGCAGCGGCTACGGGTTTTTGTGACGGACGTCACAAAGGGACGGACGGCAGGCTCGTGAGAGCCGCCGGGGTGTCACAAATAGACAACGTCACCCCACGGCGGGGTATGCTTCTCCGTCGAGACCCAGATGACTGGGAACTCAGGCGGCACCTCGTCAAACGGGGTCTCCAAGTCAGTCAGCCAGACCATGACCGACGGCTGTACGTCGTGTGCCTCAACCCAGCGGAACCCGGTACGCAAGTCAGTACCCCCGCCGCCGCAGACCTTGTGGGCGATCGTATCCCCCGGCTCGTACTCGTCCATGCGCTGGACTTTACTATCGACATGGAGCACGACGATCTTCTCCGGCGAGCAGTCTTCGCAAATCGCCTGGATCTCAGCGAGAAATTCCGGCGCACGGTCGAACACGGACCCGCTGGTATCCAGACCAATGACGATAGGCCCCATGCTGGGGTTGTGCATGGCCGGCAGGTAGAGCCCCTGCGCCAAGAACCGCCGTTGCCCGCGGTTCCACGACTGGTCGTCCTTGCGAACCTGAGTCATGAACCTGCGCAGCTCCTCGCGCCAGTCAACCTTGGGCTTGAGGACTTCGTCGACTAGATCCGCCAGCGCGCCCGGCAGCTTGCCCATGGCCTTGGCCGCGTTGGCAGCCTGCTTGATCTTGATCTTCGTCTCCGCCTCGGCTTGCGCCTGCTGCGCCGCATCGCCGGGCGCTGGCATGCAGTCATCGAACTGATCGCCCGACATAGTGCCCTGCCCACCGCCGCCCTGACCCTGATCGTCGGGCATGAGGTTGTAGATTTCCTCGAACGACTTGCCACGGTACGCAGGTGAATCGAGATGCCCGGCCGGCAGGTCGAAGCCTGACGCCTTGATGATATGATTGATCGCCTCGTCCATGGCACGGTTGGCCTTGCGCGGCTCGCGGTTCCCCCGCCGATAGGGGTGTAGGTACGCCACATGGGATACCTCATGAACCAACACCCCGCAGACCTCGTCGACGGACCACTTCATCACCGCGCCCGGATGAAACCATATCGTCTTACCATCGGTCGCCATCGTGGGTGGGTTGAGCGTGGCGCTCTCGACAATAGGCATACCTAACAACAGACTGGCAAAAAAGGGAGACCGAAGCACGATCCGCGACTTAGCTTTCGCGATTTTCTGCATAGCTTCTGACATGAAAAACTCCTTGACAAAGATTTATACATCTCTATATTGCACCCATGGACAAATTCTACATCTACATCCACAAGCGCCCAAACGGCGAACCTTTCTACGTTGGGAAAGGTAAAGGTCGCCGGGCCTACGTGCTTCGCCGTGCGTTGAATCCTTGGTACAACAACATCGTCGACAAGTACGGGGCTGCCTCCATAATTATCGAGGTGATCCCCTGTGCATCTGAAGCCGAGGCGTTCGCATTGGAGTGCGCCAAGATCACGGAGCTACGTGCCGCCGGCCACGAGATTTGTAACCTCACAGCAGGAGGCGAAGGTACTGCGGGCCGCGCCTGTTCCGAAGAGACCAAAGCCAAGATACGGTTGGCCAATAGTGGGCGTACCACATCCGATGAAGCCCGAGCGAAAATGTCAGCTACTCGCAAGGGTAGAACCCTGACCGCCGAGCACAAAGCCAAGATAGGTGCAGCGCACAAAGGCAAACTTATATCGGAATCCACAAGAGCGAAGATGCGCTTGATTAACGTGGGGCGTACCAAGTCTGACGAACTACGCGCTGCAATGTCCCTCGCCAGAAAAGGGCGGAAGCGTAGTCCTGAATCCGTGGCCAAGACTGCTGAAGGGTTGCGCGGCAAGGCGCGGCCAGACGAGGTCAAACAAAAGGTGTCTGCTTCGCTCAAGGTATTGTGGGCTGACCCTGAGTACCGTGCCAAAATGATAGCCGCTCGCAAGCGTAAGGAGATAGAGAATCGCGAAGCGGCATTAGCACAGTGGAAACTCGACAATCCTTCGCTTGCCGCCAAACTACTGTAGATCATGACCCTCTCCCTTCACGTTCAACTCCAGTCGGTCGGCCAGCTTGCACAGCCGGGTCTCGGTCCGGGCCACTCGTTGCTGCATGTCCTTGACGCGGGACAGCAGCTCGGCCAGCAGTTCGTAGATGATGTTCATGATGCGTCCTTTGCTTTCAAATACTGGGTATATGTCTCAGGCTCGTAGCCCTCGACGACGGCAGCCTTGGTCTTGAGGTAGTCGAGATACCCCTTGCGCTTGCCCTCATCCGTCGGACAGTCGGCGATGAACGGCCCCTCCAGCGGCTGCATGTTGAAGTCCATCTTCTTAGGCATGAGGATGCCATACGGGATACCTGTCACGTTCTCGGTATCTACCTTGGTCGCGCCGGACTTGACGAGCAGGGTGATGATCTGACTTGCCGCATCGACGGGCAGGACGTACTTACCGTACCAACCCACGGACAACATGACGAGGTCGTCGGATTGTCCACCTGATGTAGTATGTTTAGTCATGACTCGCCTCATCCCATCTGGAGTGCAGCTCGGCACACATACGCTCAAACGTGACCCCATACGTTTCAACAATAAATTTAGCCAACTGGGCAAACTCATCCGATCCTATCGCTTTAGTTCGGCTAACCAACCGCATCGCTCGGATTAGCGCCCAATCTACATCGGTAAGTTGCTCGTATGTTTTGGGGTGAGTACGCATTTCAATCTCCTAAGTAAGTGCCGCTGGACCGCAGCGGCTACGGGTTTTGTGACGGGTGTCACAAACGCAGGTTACCAATGGAGTGCAAACCCGAAATTAGTATGCTTCGGACCCTTACCACAATCGTCTACCAACGCGCGGGGAACATATTCTTCGCCATAACGACAGAACTGCACCCTGTAGCCTAACGCATGCAACTTGTCCATAACCTGAGATTGCAACTGCGTTGGCTTAACGCTACGGTGCGTTTCCTCTGAGCCAAGAAGAAAGAACACGTTACATCTACCTTCGTTAGCAGCGTTTATGATGACGGGTTCAATTTGAAGCAGTTGCTTCTCCGCTTCTGCACCCGAACGATCGTATAACGCTCTGGCGTCTCTTGCGGGTATCATGATCGTTTACTCCTGCCACACGCCAGCGTTGGCCACTGCCCACTTACTGAACGCTGCGGTCATATTCGCCTTGGGCTCGCGGCGTATCGCATCCTTGATGAGCAGCATCGAGAACTCCTGCGGCAGCCGGGCGCTGTACTCCACGAGCTGGCCAAAGTTACCCTTGGTGCAGCGCGATGCCAGCGCAGCGCATGTCGAGTACAGGACATCCGGCCGCGTCGGCACCGGAGCATTGGTCGGGTCCATCAGGATGCCGTCTATCGACGGCATGTCTTCCCATACCCGCATGAACGCCTCCAGTTCGGTCGCCACGCCTTCGCCGATCGTACCGGAGAGCAGCACCCAACGCAGGTTCGCGGCGTCGGCAGACTGACTGACCTTAGGGAACTCGGACACGATCTCGCATGCAGTCTCCCAACTGCGCGGAGTGGCAAACGCGACGTCGGCCTTGCTTGGATCAAATGTGTTCAGTAGGTCCGGCTTGAACCTCAGGAATGCGATCGGTAGTGCATCGAGCCCCTTGACGAAGGCGTAGCTGCACCAGTCGTCAAGGCTAGGCACCAACTCCACATGGGTAAACCGATTGGCCAGCGGAGTCGCCATACGATGCGCCCCGCCGCGATCCACCTGCCGGTTGGATGCCGCCACGATCCGCACGTTGGGTAAAAGTGCATGCTCGCCGCAGCGACGATCGAGAACCAGCTGGAACGCGACAGACTGAACCGCAGGCATGGCTTGCATGATCTCGTCCATGAACAGCCAGATGGTCTTACCCGACTTCGGGCCGGACTTGTCGTTGTCGAACGCCGGGTTACCGATAAACGGCAGGATAGCCGGCGGATTCCACACGGTCTGGTTCTTGGACACCGAAGGTACGCCACGCATGTCGACCGCATCGAAATTGGCGAGCCTGATGTCCACGATTACATCGGCGTTGTCCTGTGCCAGCTGGTTGATGATGCTGGACTTACCAATACCAGGACTTGACCAGATCATGAGCGGCTTGTCCAGCTTTGCAGACAGGGTGATGGCCTTGGACAACAGATTCGGGGTGAGTTGTTGCATGGTGATACTCCTTTAAGTAAGTGGACGTTCTGACGGAATTGTCAGGTTGTCCGGGTTGATGCAAGAAAGAACACTGTTTCGAAATCGTCGCCGGTGGCAACCACGCCGGCATGCGCAAGGTTGCCGTAGCCGTTGCCGTTGCCGTCGCCGTCGCCGTTGCCTCTCCAGAACACGTCAGTTACCCCAGCCTAAGTGAAGTCCAGCCCAAGCTGTCGCGGGACCACATGCGGCAACAGGCTCAATCCGACGAATTCGCCGGACCGGGTGACCCGCACACGGTCGGACATCAGCGCTTCATACAGCGCACATGCCCACATGCACCGACGGTGGCAGTATTCTTTATGTGTCAGTTTCATGGCTCAGTCCTCCTTTAAATAAATGTGTGGCTGTTGGACACTCTGACCAACGTGTCGGGTTGTCCGACGTTACTTCGTTTTATGCTCGCGCTCAAAATCTCCGAACCCCTCGATCTTGTCGATCGCGATCCTGTAATACCCGCTCGGGACGCGTTCTGCATTCCCCCACTTATTGGTAGAAAACTCGCCGGTCTCGAACACCCACATAGCGTCCTCCAGTACGATGTACTTTTCCATCTCTACATCAACGACGCGCCCCGTATATGCAAATGAATCGCAGTTGAAATACAGCGCATGCCCCATAACCTCAGCGCATGCCGCACGATCCATAAAGTACTGCTTGAGTGTTTGCTTTGTCATGTGAATCTCCTAAGTAAGTGCCGCTGGCCCGCAGCGACTACGGTTATTTCTTCAGTCCCTTCCGGCCCAAGCCCAAGCCCCAGCCCTAGCCCCAGCCCCAGCCCCAGCCCCAGCCCGAGCCCTAGCCCGAGCCCTAGCCCGAGCCCTAGCCCCAGCCCCAGCCCTAGCCCTAGTGTGGAACATCCGACGGTATCGTTTAGGTGTCATGGCACAGTGCGAAGAAGTCGAGGGTTTACGTGATCCAGCAACGACAACCCGATGAATGTGCCAGACTTGGCGGTCCGGACGCTGTCCACATGGCGCGACGGTGCAGGTACTGCTGATGCGTTCGGGTCATGGCTCAGTCCTCCTCGTCGAGACCATAGACCGCCAGCACGATGGCCAGCAGGAGAATACCGACCACGACAGTGACAAGCCCCGCCGCCGGGGTCACGGTGCCGAAGGTCGCGCCGGTCAGGATGATGGTCAGCGCTGCGGCATACAAGATAGTTTTGATGGACATGTCAATCTCCAACTAGTTGCAGGTAACAGGGCCAAGCTCGGCGTACAGCTCACTGCACATGCGCTCGAAGGTCTTACGCTCGATATTGGTGTAGGTCCAGTCCATCAATTTGTAGAACTCTTGCGAGTAGCACCGCGTAGTGCCTGCCACCAGTCGCAGGGCGCGGACAAGCGCCCAGTCGTGGGCAGTGAGTTGGTCGTAGGTTTTCTTTGACATGATGGACTCCAATCAGTAAGTGAGGGTTTGCCGGGACAGCCTGACATCGGCGTCAGACTGTCCGAACTGCCGGCGGTACGTGCTGCAGGCATTACTCAACTGCAGGTTACATTATACCATACATGTAGGGGAAGTCAAGCGGACGTCACCGTGCATGCAGGGGTTTCGGGCGCTTGGAACTGCGGACTGTCCGGCGCATCTTGAGCGCGAACGTGACCGACCACGTTTTGAACTGCTTGTCGTAGGTGAACGTGATCGAGGAGATGTCCAAATCCTCGGGCAGCGGCTCAGGGTTTTCAAACTGTATTGAGGCGCCGGGGTAGCCAGAGGCATAAACCCACCCGGCCTCATCTTGGTAAATGGCGCCACGGTTGCTGCTGCGGTAGCGAAAGCTCGACTGTAGTTCAGTATTACATGTATCGAAAGATAAACCTGCCATGCCGAAATTAACGTAGCCAGACATACGCTCCGCCTCCGGCACGAGATTCGCCAGCCGCTTGCGGTCGAGTCCAAACAGGCTACCCGCCACAGGGTTTTGCTCGCGCTGCTCCGCCCACGCGTTGCGAATTTTTACGACGGCCACCAAATTCTCATTTAGCCACCGCTGCTGCTCCGGGGTGGTCGTCCGAAGCGTGAAAGTACGGGTCACAATATTTGTAGTACTCATGGTATTTACCTCACATGTGTTAGAAGAGACTACAGTTTACCACATGGCGGATTCAGGGGACCATCAGACTTCGTTATAGTAAGTTCGGCAAAGTTACGGTGCATGGTATGAATAGAACATAGGGAAACGCTACTATAGGTATTGTATAGATACAACGACTATATGTTGTATGAATGGCACGAATGGTATGCTTACGACTATCAAAGCGGTATTTAGAGTTTTGGGGGGAGGCTGATCGAGGTTTAACTGTGACGAATGTACTAATACAGTTGTATATGTGATGGAAAGAGACGGGGCGCCAGAACGAGACCAAGGGCGGCGGGGTCGCGCGCGTGAAATCCTTGTTTTTCTATTCTATTCATACTATATATATTAAGCACAATACATACATAGAGGTGGTTTTTGCCTCTCGTGGACACCCTCCCCCCACTGGTACGGGCACTACTTTGCATGTTCGCCTCAACTAACACATATACAAACATCTTAATTGTCGTATATATCGTTAATACATGTTTTAGAAATCTTGTACCGCACTGTCGTACTGTCGTACCTGTACTGTTCGGTCTGTATTACTGTTTTAAGTGTCGTTCCCGTTCCCGTTCCCGTTCCCGTTCCCGTTCCCGTTCCGGGTACTATGTCGAATTTCCTACGCGGGACTAAATTCGGTTTTGAAACGCGCCGCCAAAATCAGGATGCAAAAAAGCCCGGCCATTTCTGACCGGGCTGCGATTTTGAAACACGCCGGCATTTTCTGCCGGCCGGACATTCTGACTAGCTAGTCTTTTTGTCGGATATCTTGCGATTGGGTTTGTTGGCACCTGAAACCTTGGTCACGATCGCACTGGCAAGCGCCGGCCAATCTTCGCAGATTAGGGTACAGAGTCCGGCCGCGTCGCCCTGCGCGGCAAGGTAAGCAATGCGCTGTGCCAGTGGATTCGCGGTTTTCACTTTGGCTAGTACGTTCTTCGTCATCGTGGCCGCATCCGCCTTGGCGGACTTCTCGGCCACCTTGGCTTTCACCTTGAGCGCATCGGCCGCTGTAATGTCACCGGCGGCCGCCAGTGCGGCTAATTTGTCGGTGGATAGCGTGGCAGCTTGCGCGATTTTTGCAGCCGCAGCTTTGCGACTTTCCGCCTTATCTGCGGCCGCTTTGCTCGGGGCTTTTGGCTTTTCTAGTCCGAATTCGGCCGACATGCGCGCGGCAACTCGAGACCACGCTTTGGCGCCGCCGTCGGCTTGTGGCCGCACTGCACAATATGCAGCTTGGAATTCCGCGCGGATTTTTTCCCAATCGGCAAACGTGGGCGCAGTGCCTATAGCGTGCGCGACGCCAGCGATAGCAGTAGCAGCCTCAACTTCGGAGCGAGCGAATACGGCGCCGGATTCGGCAACAGTCAAGAATTTAGCGGTTGTCATGATGGTTTCCTTTAGTAAGTCGATATAGAACAGTTCCATACCGTGAGACCATTATGCCCTATATGTGGGGTAATGTCAATGGGACAAGCTGACTTCGTTGTCTCGTTGTCCCGGATGGCGGCAGGCCGCCACGCCGAGGGGCGGGGGGAGGGCAAATCACTTTCGTGCGTGGCGGGGGGTTGTGCCACAAGAAATCCCAGTGAATTTGACCTACCCTTGTTTTCCCACGCTTTCACCTACGCAGGCTTACCTACATGCCGCCGCAATCAAACCACTTGACACATCTCACCCATTCCCTGTACAATCCTACCTATGAGTACTAAATACTGCCCCGGCTGCAAGTCCGACCGACCGACATCCGAGTTCCCCATCAACCGCTCCAGAGCGGATGGACTTGGTGGTTGGTGCCGTCCGTGCATGCGGCAGTACACCCAGCAGTGGAAGAAAGCGAACCCGGAACTCAACGCCCTCCACAGCAAGATCCACCGGGCGAACAAGAAACTGAAGGCCGCAGAGTGATCGACGCCCCCACCCAAGAACCTGAGATCGACCTGCAAGGGTTGGAAGACCTCGTGGAAGCCACCACGGCCGACACGGGCCTCTCCACGCTGGCCGATGCCATCACGACCCCGCCAAGCAGCTTCAGGCGCCGCGACGACCCGTCCCTGCCGTTCTACCCTCGTGGACTCATTCTCGATCTGGCGATGAAGTCCGCACCAGTCAAGGACATCCTGCAGGCATACAACATCTCGGTGGAGAAGTTCAAGAGTCTCACCCAACACCCGCTGTTCAGACAAGACCTCCGCGACATGTCGGAGAAGCTGCGCAACGAGGGCTACTCGTTCAAGGTCAAGGCGCAGGCCCAAGCCGAGGCGTACCTGAACGAAGCATGGCGGATGGTCCACGACCCCGAGACACCGGCGAACGTCAGGCAATCCCTCATCGCGGCCACCGTCAAGTGGGCCGGTTTGGAGAATCCTGTCTCTACGCAATCAACCACATCCCAAGACCTGACCAAGCTAGCCGAAGACCTGAAGAACCTGCCGGCGGACCAGATCGAACTCAGGGCGATGTCCATCATCCTCCGCAAGTCCCAGAACGCCCCCACCGACGCTACCTCGTCTGGCCATGTTATCGACGCTTGATCCCGACCAGATCGACTGGACACAGTTCACCAGCGAGGAGGCTGTGGTCATCCGCGAGTACCTGCGGCGCAAGGCGCTTCAGGCGAAGGGACAGTCATTTCTAGATTTTGTACAAGCGGTTGCCCCAGAGACGTTCATCATCGAGGAAGTTCACATAGCTATTGCAGAACGGCTGGACAAGATCATCACAGGGCAGATCGACCGGCTCATGCTGTTCATTGCACCCCGGACAGGGAAGTCTCAGTTGGCAAGTGTGTATTTTCCAGCGTACTACATGGGTCACTTCCCGACGCGGCAGATCATGCAGGTTGGTCACAGCGCGACCATGTCCGAAGGGTTCGGTCGGGAGGCTCGTAACCTGTTGGCGACACCTGAGTACCGAGAGATATTCCCGAGCACGGAGCTGTCGAAGGACTCCCGATCGGTCTCTGCGTGGGCGACAACAAAGGGCGGCAAGTACAGCACGGCAGGTGTAGATACAGGTATTGCGGGAAAGGGCTTCGCGTTGGGGGTGCTGGACGACCTACTGAACGAGAAGACTGCCATATCCCCAACGGCAAAGGCCGGTGTGCGAGACTGGTACGGCCCCGGGTTCTACTCACGGAAAATGCCGCGTGATCCCAAGACGAACGTGGGCAGCGCGATAATTAACGTGCAAACCCGATGGGCGACGGATGACCTCGCGGGGCACCTGTTGGCGCAGGAAGCAATCAACCCGCATGCTGATAAGTGGGAGGTTCTGTCCATTCCGGCAGTGGTCGATGAGGCGTCGGCGGCGATGCTCACGCGGATCAGCCACGACCCGAAGTACGCGAAATATCTGCCGGATACTTGCCGCACGTTCAAGGTTGGGGATTCGTTTGCACCGCGAAGGTTTCCGCTGGAAGACCTGATGCGTACCAAGCATGGGTCGATGATGACCCCTCGTGGATGGAGTGCTTTGTATCTCCAAAACCCGGTTGCAGAAGAAGGTGGCCTGCTGCGTTCTGAGTATTGGAAGCCTTGGCCGGAGGGCACCATTCCTGAGATTGACTACGTGCTCCAGAGTTACGACGTGGCGGCGGAGACAGCCAAGCATAACGACTTCACTGCCCGGACCACATGGGGTATATTCAAACGCAAGAGCGACGGTAAGATGTGCATGTTCCTGCTGGAGCACCTAGAACGGCGCATGGACTTTCCGGAATTGTTGGCGAATGCGCTGGACTCATATAGGGAATACAAACCCGATCGTGTAATTGTGGAAAAAGCGTCAAGCGGCATTCCGTTGTATCAAGAAATGCGCAAACGAGGTATCCCTGTCTCACCTATCAAGCCGACAGGTACGAAATACTCCCGAGCCGACGCGGCGACAATACCGCTTTCGCAAGGCGTGGTGTATTACCCAAAGGGTAAGCGGTGGGCGATGAATGTGGTTGATACGTGTGCTGCGTTCCCGGCGGGAGAGCACGATGACACGGTCGACTCTGTGACAATGGCGCTCAACTACGCACGCCGGATGTTTATGTTGGAAGCCCCGGATGACGAGGAGTCAGACGATGACGACGACCTTGACGCGCCCACCAAGCCCGCCTATGCTACGCGGCGCAGCCGCCTCCCTGCAGCGGCATGATTTCTAAAGGATAAGCCATGTTCAGATCGACGCAAACCAAAGACGATTCCCCGCTGCCTGACGAAGAGACGATCGACGAGGCGATGTCGATGGATGACATGATCGACGGGATGATGGAGGAAGATACCATCGAGTTCGACCCTGAGACGGGGGAGCTTGTTATCGAGCAGACGACGGCGTTGATCGACGTGATCCCGTTCACGGCGAATTTGGCGGAGGTTCTGGATGAAGACGAGTTGGATGAAATCGGCTCGGATATCTGCGAGAAGGTGCAGCAGGATACCGACTCCCGCAAGGAGTGGTACGACACGCTCAAGAAGGGCATGAAGGCTCTTGGGATCTACGCTCCCGACGATGACGCGGACACGGGTATCAGCAAGGTCAAGCACCCGCTGCTGATTGAGGCGGCGACGCAGTTCCAGGCTCGGGCGATGGCGGAGTTGCTCCCGCCCGGAGGCCCGGTGAAGACGACGGTGGTAGGCCGACAGACTGAAGAAGTGCTGGCGCAGTCCAAGCGCGTGCAGGACTATATGAACTACCAGCTCACGGTGGAGAGCCGCGGGTACTACGATGAGCGGGACCAGATGCTCTACCTGCTACCGTTTACCGGCAGTGAGTTCGACAAGCAGTATCCTGATCCGGTGACGCGCAAGGTGGTGTCCCACTGGGTCCGCTCGGACGACTTCATCGTCCCCTACGACACGAAGTCGCTGGAGTGCGCGAAACGCTACACCCACCGCATCACGATGACCGCCAACGAGTACCGCAAGAAGGTCGCGGCGGGGTTCTATTCGGACGTGTTGCTGGACAAGGACATCGACGATACCGAGGGTAACGCCACGGACGAGCACGATTCGCCGATGACGGAGGTGTTGACGGATCTGGATGGGCAGCAGAAGCCCGGGGCGCGACTTGCTGGGGACAAGGAGTTCGTGTTTTACGAGACGCACATCGAATACGACCTCGACGGGTTCGAGGAAGATGTGGCGCTGCCGTACGTCATCACGGTGGACTCGGAGACGAAGCGGGTTCTCAGCATCTATCGCAACTGGCGCGAGCTGGATGAGACGAAAACCAAGCGGATCTGGTTCACACACAAGAAATTCCTGCCCGGGTTCGGGTTTTACGGTTTCGGATTGCTGCACTGCATTGGCGATCTCGGCGAAGCGGCGAGCGAAATCCTGCAAATCCTGCTGGACAGCGGTGCCTACGCCACGCTGCAGGGGGGATTCAAGTCCAAGGACGCAAAACTACCCGGCGACGTCGTTCTGACCCCGGGGGAATGGCATGATTGTGAGATGACGGCCGAAGAGCTGTCGAAAGCGTTCTATACCCCACCGTTCAAGGAGCCCAGCCCTGTATTGGTGCAGCTGTTGGGGACGTTGGTTGAGCTCGGGCAGCGTTTCGCAGCGACAACCGAGACGATGGTGGGGGATGCGGCGACGACAGGCCCGGTGGGGACGATGGTGGCCCAGATCGAGCAGGGCTCGAAGGTGTTTTCCGGCATCCACAAGCGTTTGCACAAGGGGTTTGGCGACGAATTCATGCACATCGCCGAGTTGAACGGTGAACATTTGCCTGATATGTACCCGTACGTCCCCTCAGATGGGGAGCAGCATGTGCTGCGGCAGGACTTCGACGGGCGGGTGGACGTGTTGCCGGTGTCCGACCCCAACATCTTTTCCAGCGCACAGCGGATTGCGATGTCGCAGGCGGTTCTGCAACTGTCGCAGGCCATGCCGGACATCTCTGATCGACGGGAGGCGGCGGTAGGTCTGCTCAATGCGATGAGGTTCCCGAATCCGGAGAAGGTGTTCCCGAAGCGGCAAGACGCGCAGCGGCTGGACCCGGTGAGCGAGCATGCAGCGATTCTGCTAGGGAAACCGATCAAGGCGTTCGTGGAACAGAATCATCAAGCGCACAACCAGACCCACCAAGGGCAGATGCAGCAGCTGCCGCCCCAGTTCCACCCGCTGATGCAGGCGCACATGCAAGAGCACGAGGCGATGCACCAGTACCTTGCGATGCAGCAACGACTGCAGGCGCAGGTGCAGCAGGCCCAGCAGGCACAACAGCAGGCGATCCAGCAGTACCAGCAGCAGGTTCAGCAAGCCCAGATGCAAGGGCTGCCTCCGCCGCCTCCGCCGCAACTCCCGCCGGTGCCGCAAATCCCGCAGCTCCCAGCGCCGAACTGGAACGCGAAGAACGAAGAGCCGGTGTTCACCGAGCTTCCGCCGGAAGTTGAGAATCAGGTCGCGCAGGCCGCGGCGCAGGCGACTCAGCAGATGATGCAGCAACAGCAAGCCCAGCAGCAAGCCCAGCAGCAAGCCCAGCAGCAAGCCCAGCAGCAAGCCCAGCAGCAAGCGCAACAGTCTCAGCAGAAGCCGCAAGCTGACCCTGCCGCGGAAGAGGCCCGCAAGCAGGCTGCGTTCGACGCCGAGGAGAAGCGCAAGCAGGCCGCGTTTGACCTTGAGCAACAGCGCAAGAACCAAGGGTTGGTGCAGGACGTCGACAGGGATGACGCGCTCGCCGGAATCGAGCCGACGCTGGTGAAGCAGGCCGGCGAATTTCTGAAGGCGGTAGGGGTGCAGATGAGTCCGAGAGAACTGGCTGTCCTGAGTAAAGCCTTGGGACGGCCGTTCTCGGAGACGATCCAAGCCATAGCAAGGATGCAGTCTGGAGGCCAAGGCGCTGGACCGGCGCCCATTGCCGAAGGGATCAACAACACACAGAGGGCTAAATTCTCATGAGGATGGTTCAGATCAGGGAAGCACTCCGCGACGACATTGTTGCGGAAATGCGCAAGGTTTCGGACGCGCTGTCGTCCGGAAGGGCAGCCGATTTCGCGGACTACAAGCGGATGGTCGGCACGGTGCAGGGGTTGAGCAAGGCGTTGGAGCAGATCGACGCCCGGTTCAACAAACTTTTTGACGATGGAGGAGACTAGAGTGGTCGACGGCGTGCCATCGGTATCTCAATACGAGGGGTTTTTGAATAAGGTCGACGAGTTTCGCGGCATTGCTCCGAACGATCTTGATTACGCTAGGAAGATCGCCGCGCTGAAAGCAAAACGGCTCGCGGAAAAAAGCGTATGTGCCCGAGGTTCTTCGTGATCCGAACAAAGACTATCGGTGGTGTGATCCACGATCCGAGCGGTTTCCATATCAGGTGGTGAAAGGGTTTGTCCCGGTGGTACACGACGGGCGCCTCGTTCACGACAACGAACTTATCCTATGTGCTCGGGATAAGCAGGCGGTGGAACCGCTTGTGGTTGAGCGCGTGACGGTAACACAACTTCTCGAAGGAGATTGATTTGAAACATTCTGACGAAGGTAATTCCGGCTGGAGCAACACAACCACGGAGCTGCCTGACGGGTTTTGGGACGACCTTCCCCAACCCACATATTGGCGCTTGCTGGTTGCTCCCATGCGCCCCAAGGAAGTGTCGAAAGGCGGTATTGTCCTCGCGCTGGCAAACCAGGACGCGCAGGAAATCTTGAACTTTGTGGGGCAGGTCATTGCGGTGGGGCCGACGGCCGGCACGCATGAGCGCCTTGGTGGTGACGGCAAGAATCCGGCGCCCGGATTCCCGAAGGTAGGGGACTGGGTAGGCTTCGGACGATACGCCGGGCAGCGCGCTATTCACAAAGGGGTCAAGATTCTGTGCATTAACGACGACGAATTGCTGATGACGATACCCAATCCCGAAACCCTGCAGGTTAGCCAATAAGGACACATCATGGCACTGGAAAATGAAGACCTCGACATGAACGAGGAAGTTTTGGATCAAGACGAGCCGCTAGGCGATGACGTCGAAATCATCGTTGATGAAGACGACGAAGGCGAAGGCGGAGAGGAAGCCGAAGCCGGCGAGGAAGCTGCGGTTGAGGCCGCTCCGGAACCCGAGGAAGAAGCCGCTCCGGCGGATGACGACGAGGATGCCGGTGATGCTGAACTCACGGCGATGCCGGACAAGATCAAGAAGCGGTTCATGCGCGAAAAGCGCCTGCGTGACGAGATCATCAATGAGCGCGAGCAGATCAAGGACGTAGCTCTGCGAGTCGCGCAGGTGGCGCAGCAGCGGGAGACGGAAGTCCTCCAACTCAAGAAGGCGCAGGCCGCGCTGCAGAAGCAGCATGCGGACACGCTGGAGTTTGCCTACGAGCAGGCAATTCAGATAAAGTCAGGTGAGCTGCGCAAGGCGCGGGACGACGGCAGTTACGACGACGAACTGAAGGCTCAGGGCGAGCTCGATAAACTGCGGTTCCAGCAGAACCAGATTCGGGAGAGCAAGCGAAACCTTGTCGACCCCGAGTCTATCCAGATTCCGCAGCCGCAGGCGTTCCAGCAACCGCAGCAGCCGGCGCGAAAACCGGATGCCCCCGAGCCTCTCGCCGTCAAGTGGATCGACACCAACAAGGTGTGGTTCAACAACAAGTCGTATGCCGGGCACCGGGCGTTTGTGTTGGCAGAAGATGCCAAGCTCGTCGAGGAGGGGTATGACAAGAAGTCGCCCGCGTACTACAAAGAGCTGGATCGGCGTATCGATCAGGCGTTTCCGACGCTGCGCAAGCGTGCGGCGCCCAAAGGGGCACCTGTTGCTGGGGTTAGTAATACGCCGGCTGCCCGCACTTCCAGCCGTACCATCAAGCTGAACAAGGCTGATCTGCGCAACATGCGCATGTTCGGACTCGACCCATCAAACAAGGAGCACCTCCGTGAATTCGCTCGATCGAAACGTACCGCTTCCGTCTAAAGGAACAAAAATGGACAAGACCCTATCGCAAGAACGTGCCGCTCCGCCGGTGCACGAGACCCGCGCCTATGAGACGTGGGATGACGTCGATGTGCATGCCGAAGAAGCAAAGCCGTGGGTTCGCCCCACGTCGCTCGAAGCTCCGCCGGCACGCGCCGGATTCACGCAACGCTGGATTCGTGTAGGGATGAACGGCCAAGATGACCCGACCAACACAGCGCGCAAGTTCCGCGAAGGTTGGAAGCCGCGTCCGGCGTCGTCGATCCCGGCGAGCTATCACGCTCCGACGATCGGACACGGCAAATGGTCTGGCTGCATCGGTGTCGAGGGCATGCTGCTGTGTGAGATGCCGAACTCGATGGTCGAGAAGCGGCGCAAGCACTATCAGGCGAAGACGGACAACACGACGAACGCGATCGCCGAGGAGTTGCAGAAGCATGCACGCCCAGGTATGCCGATCACGCAGGAGCGTAGTAGTCAGTCGCGGCTGGTAAAAATCGCAGACGATGCTTGACAGAACCCGTCTGAGGAGTATGATCCTCCCATGCTAACGCTGTGAAGCGCTGCGCCCGTCCTTGGAAACAAGAGGCGGGCTTTTTCTTCGTGGAGGCAGCAATGACTTACGGTATTTACTGCATAGAGCACATAGAGTCTGGACGGAAGTATGTAGGCAAGTCGAAGCACATCGAGCGGAGGATTTACGAGCATTTTCGTAAGTCGGGCAAGTCCAAGCACTGCTTTGCCCACGCACTTCGCAAGTATGGAGAAGCGGCGTTTCGGTGGGAAGTGCTGGAAGAGATCATCCCCGAATGCCCAAAAGCACTGGCTGCGGCGGAGCTACACTGGATCGACACGCTCGGGGTGTTTGCGAGTGACAAAGGGTTCAATGTCAAACGGGATTCTTCGAGTTGCACCGAGTTCGCTCCTGAGGTAAAGGCAAAAATATCTGCGTCGCTTACCGGGAAGAAGCACACGGAAGAAACTATCGCTAGGTTCAGGCTACGGGCGGGGGGCAACAACCCCTTTACAGGGAAAACCCATACCGACCAGACCCGTGCGACCATAGGCGAGAGGTCTAAAGCTGTGTGGGCTGATCCGGAGTACCGCGAGAAAATGAAGCAGCGGAAGAAGGCCGCTTCTCGAAAAGGTTCAGTAACCCCAGAGGATGTCCGGGCGAAGCAGTCAGAATCTGCAAAACGCCGTGCTGCGCGCGGACTATCACCGGAGACCAGACAGAAACTGTCAGAGCGAGCAAAGCTGCAATGGGCTAGGCAGAAGGGCTTGACACAGGTGTAAACGTCGTGTAAGTTTCGCCCTACACAGAAGTTTTGGTGTCCCGAACTTCTGGCAGGCGAGCACGGATGCTGACAAACTTCCTTTCGTGCAGATGATGGGACGTACTTTAGTTTCATTTTCTCCGAAAGGAAAATATTATGGCTACAAATACTGATCGGCCGAATGGCTTCACGCCTGTCGGGCATAAAGGTGGCGGCACGGTACGTGCTGCGGAATTTGAAATTCTCTACAGCTACGCTACCGCGGTGTACTCCGGTGACGCGGTTATCCTGTCGTCTGGTTATGTGAATCAGGCGGCGCAAGACTCGGCTTCGGTGCTCGGCGTTTTCGCCGGTTGCCAATACGTCGACAACTCCGGCAACGTCATCTTCTCCCCGTATTGGCCTGGGGTTGCGCTGACTGACTCTGGCAAGAAGGTCAAGGCTTTCGTGTACGTCGATCCGGATATCCTGTACGAAGTGCAGACCGACACCGGCACGACCTCGACCATCGCCAGCGTGGGCGTCGCCTACGACATCGAGCTTGACCACTCGGGATCTGCCACGACCGGCCGTTCGGGCATGGAGCTGGATATCAGCGACACCGGCACTGGTCAATTCACGATCTACGGACTGGCTGATCGTCCGGATAACGCTTGGGGTATCAACGCCAAGGTCATCGTGTTCAACAACGTCCCGACGATGGGCTAACCCAAGGAGAATAGATCATGGCTATCAATCGTGCAGCAATTAAGAAGCAACTCCAAGAGGGCCTGAACGCCGTCTTCGGGCTTGAGTACAAGATGCAGCCTGAGCTGTGGAAAGACGCTTTCACCACAGTCAAGGAGTCCAAGAAAGCCTACATCGAGCAGGTGCTGATGGCAGGCTTGGGCGCTGCTCCGGTCAAGGCTGAGGGGGCTGGTGTCGCCTACGACGAGGCTCAGGAAGCATGGGTGTCGCGTTATGTCTTCGAGACGATCGCGCTGGCAGTGGCGATCACCGAAGAGGCGTTGGAAGACGACTTGTATGCCGATCTCGGCGCACAGATGGCGAAAGCTCTGGCCCGTTCGATGGCGTACACCAAGAACGTCAAGGGCGCGAACATCTTGAACAACGGTTTCACTGCTGGCTACACCGGCGGCGATGGCAAGGTTCTGTTCGCAACCGATCACCCGCTGGTGGGTGGAGGTACTCTGGCCAACACCCTGACGACTCAGGCTGACATGTCGGAGACCTCGATCGAAGATATGCTGATCCTTATCGGTGATGCTGTCGACGACCGCGGATTGCCGATCCACCTGACTGCGAAGAAGCTCATCACCCCGACCGAGCTGCAGTTTACGGCGCAGCGCATCCTCAAATCGGACGGCCGTGTAGGTACTGCCGACAACGACATCAACGCCATCAAGTCGATGAGCCTGATTTCGGGTGGCTTCAGCACCAACGTATTCCTGACCGATCCGGACGCTTGGTTCATCATCACTGATGCCCAGCAAGGTCTCCAGTATGTTGAGCGCAAGGCCATGCAGAAAGGTATGGAGGGCGATTTTGAGTCAGGCAATAGTCGTTATAAAGTTCGCGAACGCTACGCGTTCGGTTGGACGGACCCGCGTGGGGCCTACGGCACCAGCGGCGCTTAACCCCTGCGGCATACGAGCGGGCTTCGGCCCGCTTTTTCTTGACGTGTATCTTTCGCTAACGTACAATTGAGTCCATACCATACAAAGGAGCGAGAGAAATGCCTAGAGTTTTCGTTTTGTCGCAGTTGCTTGGGGAGCTTCCTGCAGCGCGGGTTGCAGAGTTGGAATGGCCGGCGGCTGTTTTGGTTGATGGGAAATTGAGGGTCAAGTGCCGCGAGCATGGAGCCGAGTACATGATCGCACCGGGGAACCTGCGTAGAGGGCAGAAAGGGTGTCCTGTATGCGCAGCAGCTGGGCGGGCGGAGGGGATAGTTGTAAAGAAGGCGCAAGCTATGGCTGCGGCGTTGGCGGAGGCAGCTAAAGTTCACAATGGGAAGTACGACTACTCGGATTTGCAGACGGACTCTGTAACCCAACTTGCGACGATACGGTGTCCGGTACATGGAGTATTTCATCAAACCATGGTGAGCCACTCCCGGGGGCACGGATGTGATGCTTGCGCGCAGTTGGTAAGGACAGCAAAGCAGACCGGCAAAGGGTGGGAGAAAAGGCTGGCGATCATCCGGAAATTCTGTTCCGAGCGCGGGTATACCGTAGCTGAGGATTTGTCGATTCCGCGAGCGTGGCGTTCAGCTGTGTCGGTGATGTGCAAGCATCATGGGGCGTTCCAGAGCACGGTAGGCTCGCTGGTGCATGGTAAGGGCTGTTGGAAGTGTTTCACCGAATTCCGTGCCGGGAAGCAAGCGAATGCGGATGGGGCGGCAACTTTTGTAGCGAAAGCCCGTAAAGTGCATGGCGATGCTTACGACTACTCGAAGTTCGTCTACGTCGATTCGTATGTGAAGGGCGAGGTGTTCTGCAAGAAGCACAACAAAACGTTCCTTGTTGCGCCGGGGAATCACGTTCAGGGCAAAGGCTGCCCTTCGTGTGGGGTACAGGTTTCGCATAACGAGGACGAGATTGCAGCGTTCCTGAAACAATTCGCAGTGGTGCGGCAGCGCGTGAGGGATGTGATCGCTCCGAGGGAGCTGGATATATACCTGCCCGAGCATGGACTGGCGATCGAGTACCACGGACTTTATTGGCACACCGAGGATCGTGTCGGAAATATGCACTTCGAAAAGTGGAATGCCTGCGCGGATGCTGGTGTTGAGTTGTGGCAGATTTTCGAAGATGAGTGGAACACCAAGCGCGACGTGATTCAGCAGCGACTGGTGGCGAGGCTGGGGCGCGGGGCTAAGGTGGGGGCAAGGGCCTGCACTGTGGTGGACGTCTGTGCTGACGACGCCAAGGTGTTTTTCGACCGTACCCACTCGCAGGGCGGGCTAGGGTATTCCCCTGTCAGTTTGGGGCTTGAGCACGACGGCCAGCTAGTTGCTGTGGCGACATTTGGTCGGCAGCGGAATGGTGCGATGACGGTGGCTCAAGGGTGGGAGGTTTTGCGATATGCCAGCGTTGGGACAGTGTCTGGGGGGTTTGGGAGGCTGTTTGCGGAGTTCCTGCGCCGACACGACCCAGAAGAGGTCGTGTCGTTCTGCGATCTGCGGTGGGGGAATGGTCGGATGTATCAAGCCGTGGGGTTTGTGCTGGATCGGATCACCCCGGCGGATTATTGGTGGCTCGCGTACCGGTCGGGGAAGCACCGAATTCCTCGGTATCAGACCCAAAAACACAAGCTGAAAGGGCATGCGGTATTGGGGGCGTTCTACAAGGAAGAGCTGACGGAACGGCAAATCTGCGAGGCTGCCGGTTGGCAGCGGATTTTGGGCGTAGGGCATCAGCGGTGGGTTTGGACCCGCAAACCTTGACACCCCCAAAAATCCCTGATACCCTACGTAAATCCTACAACCGCTCTCAAAGGAGATTGAAATGAGCACTGGGTTCAAGGGACCGATCGTCCACGGTACTGCCTCGACGGCAGACGGTTTTAATTATCGCGTTGGCATGGGCATGATGCCTACCGCCGAGTTCATGGTATTCCATGACGACTTCATTCTGCCCTTCGCGTCGAACACGACCATCGGCTGGACGGCGATCATCGACACCGGCGGCACCAGCATTACCAACCTGACCGCGACGGTCGGCGCCAACGGCGTCATGGCGATGAACTCGGACGATGCGTCCGAAGGTTCGGCGATCTACGGTGCGAAGGCGTTCCAGCTGGTCGCCAACAAGAAGATGTTCATCGAGTGCCGTGTGCGCTGCGATGACGTCACTGACAACACCTTCCAATTCGGCCTGTCGGCGTTGACCGCGGTGACCAACCCGGAAGACCTCTGGACGACTACGGCGACTGACTTGGTTACCTTCGGTCTGGGCGACGGCGACTCGAACCCGAAGATGCTGGTCGACAAGTCCAACAGCGGCACGTCGCAGCAGGTTCAGACGATCAAGGGCATGACCCCCGACACGTGGGCGACATTGGCGATCTATTTCGACGGCACGAATGTGCACGGCTTCGTCGACGGCACGTGGGTGATGAAGTGGGGTTCGGCGGCTTCGACCATCCCGGTTGGCGTACCGCTGGCTCCGTTTGTCGGCCACCTCAACGGTAACGGCGCAGGCAACAACACCTCGCTGGTAGACTACCTGAGAATTGTCTCGGAACGCTGAAAGTCCGGGGAGCTGCGGCTCCCCAACTTCAATCTAGGAGACGATTATGCCGATTAAACCGAAACGCTGGGCGTTCACCCCGGTTACGGGTACAGCCACAAATATCCGCACTGCCTCGGCCGGCGCGACCGGCGCCTTGGTGCTCGACGGTGCCCTGATTGTTGGCGGCGTACTGCCTAAGCAAGAGCTGGCGTACTACCTGCTGCTGACGACGACCGCCGCGGACCAAGCGCGTGTGTTGACTATCGTCGGCACAGATGCTGACGGGAAAGCTCTGACGGAAACGATCAACCTGCCGAATGCGACGACTGCGATCACAGTCAATGCCTTCCGCTCAATTACCAGCATCACGCTGGATGCCGGCGGAGCGACGATTGGAGATGTGTCCATCGGGACTTCGAATGCTACGCGTGCGGCGGTTACCCCCTCAATGCCCCTGGATATTTACTCCAAGGACACGGTGTTGGCTGCAGATGTGTCTGGCACGATCAATTTCACCCTGCAGAAATGCTACGAGATGCTGAATCGCGGCGAGACGGCGAACTGGCTGACCGCGCAAGCTGCTGGGGCGATCGACGTGGTTACGGTGCTGACGAGTCAGGTGTCTGCGGTACGGATTCTGATTTCGAGCTACACCAACACTGCGACGATTGCGCTGAACGTGAGTCAGGCAGGCTACATCGATCTGGAGTAACCCATGGCCAGCTCAGGTACGTATGGCTACGCCCCAGAAGTCGGAGAGGTCATCGACGAAGCGTTCGAGCGGTGCGGCATCGACCCGGCAACGGTGACGGCGCGGCACCTGCGATCTGCACGGCGCAGCTTGAACCTGATGTTCTCGGACTGGGCAACCCGCGGTATCCGGCTATGGGCAGTCGACCAGCAGATGCAGGTAGTGACCCAGAGTGATGCGACGTACACCGTGCCGGCCGGCACGGTGGGTATTCTCGAAATGGTGGTGCGCCGTGACGGAGTGGATACACCTGTGTGGCCTATGGCACGTGATGAATACCTCGCGATTCCTGACAAGACGACTGAGGGACTGCCGAATCGTTTTTGGTTTGAGCGCCTTGGTGGAGCCTCCTCGGTCATCCACTTGTGGGACGTGCCGGAGAACAGCACCGACACCCTCGTGTACTACCGGTTGCGCCAGCTGCAGGACATCGTGACTTCAGCGGAGACACCAGATGTGCCGTATTTCTGGAACGAGGCGTTGGTGTCTGGTCTGGCAGCCAAGCTGGCGGAGAAGTACGCGCCGGATCGCGAAGGCGCCCTGATCCAGAAGGCTGAGATGCGGTTCAAAACCGCGAACACCGAGGATCGCGAGCGTACGCCCACGGCGACGCGGGTCAAGTACGCGGTCGGAATTCGGAGGCGGTAATGGCCGGCTATGCAAAAGGCACTCACGCCGTAGGCCAATGCCAGCGCTGCGGGGGGAAGACCAAGCTCAACCAACTCCGGCCTGACGGGGACAACGGGCTTTTGGTGTGTGCCGATTGCTACGACGTATACCATCCCGCAAAACGGCCAATCCGGACTGACGACGCAGTCGCACTACGCCGGCCGGCACCTGACCTTGACGCTGAAGCCTCTCGCGAGATCCCTGCACAGTTTGACGAGCCTCTCGTCGATGCCCTCGATTGGGCGTCTGGCACTTACTTCGGAGGAGGCACCTGATGGCCTCAAGTTTCACATACAACACGCTTGTGTCCGCGCTGCAGACGGTAACCGAGGATACCGGCTCTGAGTATTTGGCATTCATCCCGACGATCATCCAACTGGCCGAGGACAAGATCCTTCGTGACCTCGATCTGGAGCTGTTTGATACCGTCACTGCACTGGCCTTCACGGCGAGCAACCCGCTGTTGACGAAACCGACTGGTACGATCACAACTCGGTCGCTGCACTACGTCAACGCCTCGAACAACCGCACGCTGCTCGAACTGCGTAGCTGGGAGTACGTCAATGATTACTGGCCCAACCCGGCGACTACGACGGCAACTCCGAAGTATTACGCCGAGTATTCCGCAACACAGTGGCATGTTGCTGGGACGCCTAGCGGAACTAATGTGGTATATGCCCGCTGCGTAGTCCGTCCGACCGGGCTGACGTCGGGGAACCAGAACACGTGGTTATCGAACTACATGGGGGACCTGATGCTCTACGCATGCCTGGTCTGCTCGGAGCAGTATCTGAAGGCGGACAACCGGATCGGCGTCTGGACAGCAGATTATCTGAGCCGGCTCTCGGCAGCCAAGGTAGAATTGCGGCAGGAAGACCGGGTCGACTACACCCCGATGACTGTGACCAGCGAACGCGAAGGAAATTGAGATGGCGGATACATATTCGACGGACTTGCGAATTCGGCTACAAGAAGACGGTGCGAACAGCTCGACATGGGGTCAGATAACAAATACCAACCTCCAGCTGATCGAAGATGCGATCGCAGGAAAAGTCGACATCGCGACGACCGGCGGAACGACTGTTCTGACAGCGGTCAATGGGGCGACAGATCAGTCGCGGTATGCCATCCTCAAAGTGACCGGGGTGTTAGTGTCCAACGCGACGCTTCAGGTGCCGGATGTGTCGAAAGAATACCTGATCTGGAATGCGACGAGCGGGGCATATACCGTCACCGTGAAGGCCACGGCTGGGACCGGGGTTGCGGTGCTGCAGGGGTCGGTGGTGCAGGTGTTCTGCGACGGCGCCGAGGTGTATCAGGTCGAGACCCCGCTGAGTGATCTGACAGGTTTGGGGGCCGGGGTAGCGACTTTCCTCACTACCCCTTCGTCGGCGAATTTGCGGTCCGCAGTGACTGACGAAACCGGCACGGGGTCGCTGGTGTTTGCGAATACACCGTCGCTGGCAACCCCCGTGCTGACCAACCCCTCATACAGCGGCGCCACGGCCAACGCCGGCACGGTGACGACCATCGACATCAACGGCGGCACCATCGACGGCACCACGCAAGCATCGGGCACGATCAACGGACCGATTGCCGCAGGGGGAACTTGGACTGCCGCGGCGGCATGGACACTACCTGCGATTACGCTCGGTGGGACGGTTACATCGAACGGCCAGTCGTTCAGCGGGACCATTGCCAACCTTGGCACGGTAACTACGGTGGATATCAACGGTGGCACGGTTGATGGCGCCGTCATCGGTGGGGCTTCTGCTGCGGCAATTACCGGAACGACGATTACTGCCACGACTTCGTTTGCTGGGGCGCTGAACGGTACAGTCGGCGCAACGACTCCCGCAGCAGGCACATTCACTACACTCACCTCAACAGGTAACGCAACGCTAGGTGATGCTGCCGCGACAGACGTACATGCGATCAACGGAGCAACAACGGTATCGGTGAATAGTGCATCCGCTGCTTTAACCATCAATCAGACTGGATCTGGTAATGCGCTGGTTGTTGAAGATGCTACGAGTCCTGATAGTACGCCGTTTGTTATCGATTCCGGGGGCTCTCCGATTGTTGGGCACACTGCAAAAATACTTTCCACCAGTCAGTGTGAGAGTCATTCTCTAGGTGCAGCCTCAAACTTGACGCAAGCGTTTTATAACTGGTCAAGTTCGACGGGTAGCCCACAGATTCGACTGTATCGCTCGAAGTCGGGAGTGATAGGAACTCAAGGCGCAGTTGCCTCTGGTGACACGCTTGCTTTTATTAGCGCATATGGAGATGACGGCACTGCATTTATCCCGGCAGCATCTATCGTAGCAGTAGTAGACGGCACTCCAGGCACCAACGACATGCCGGGGCGTTTGGTGTTTTCTACTACGGCAGACGGGGCTAGTTCTGCGACTGAGGCTTTGCGGATCAACTCGGCACAATCGGTTATCCCTGCGAAGCTGCTCGACCTCTCAACATCTACAGCCGGCCAGATCAAATTCCCCGCTACACAGAACGCCAGTGCTGATGCGAATACGCTGGATGATTATGAAGAAGGGACTTTTACTCCAGTGCTGTCAGACGGCACAAATAACGCAACTGCTACAACTGCCCTTGGTAGGTATACCAAGATAGGCAGACTTGTGCAGTATGAAATTAGCTTAACCACCTCCGCTTTAGGTTCGGTAACAGGTGATTTGCGGATTACCGGGCTACCGTTTGCATGTAATGCCAATATCAGTTGCGCCGCTGCTATTGGGTTAGCTACCGGGTTAAACATTACAAGCGGTCAAAACATAGCGGCACAAGCCAATGCCGCTAATTCTTATCTGACATTATGGTTAACTGATTCTGCGGCTGGTGTTACAGCGTTACAAGCTACAGAGTGGTCAGATGACGGATCAGCGAGAATTTGTGGCACATACACCATCTAAGGAGAATTCACATGGCACTCACCGAACAACGTATTCTCAAAGCAGTCACCATCAAGCCGACTCAGGCGGCTATCGAGGTCCAATGGGCCGACCAGATCCTTCGCGATGGTGAAGTCATCTCGGAGCAGTACCATCGCAAAGCATACGGTGCAGATCAGTCCGCCGAATTCCTCGTTGAAGTCGAAGGGGCGGCAGCATACGTTCAGGCGGCAGGATGGAACTCCTGACCCTCTTCGCCGCGCTGCAAGTCGCTGACGGCATCTCGACGTTCGTGTTCCTCCGCAAAGGGGTGCTCGAGGCGAATCCGGTACTCGCCTACCTGTTCCAGCGGATCGATCCGCTCGCGGCGCTAATCGGAATCAAGTCGGCGGCAGTGTGGGCGGCGTATGCGACGATGGGTGTTCCGTACTGGAAAGAATGTGTCCTTACCTTCTGTGTGGTCTATACTGTTGTCGTAGTGAATAACATCCGACTGATCCTCAACCACAGGTGAAACATGGACGTACTCAAAGATATCGGACTGCTCGGAATCTCGATCATCGTCGGTGTTGTCGGATGGTTGCTGAAGCAAAAGGATCAGGCGCAAGAGAAGGAGATCGACTTGCTCTGGAAGAAACATGACGAGGATGCCACGGCGCTCTCGACATTGAAAGAACGGGTAGATCGGGAGTATTACGCCAAGAGCGAACTCGACACCAAGATGAACGCCATCCGTACCGAAGTCCATGACGGGTTCCGCAAGATTGAGGACAAGATCGACAAGTTGATCGACTCCATGATCGCGTGTCACAAGAAGCCATGAAACTGACCCTGATCCGCGACATCCTCGGCGTGGATTACACACGCGGGAACCTGCTCATCGATGGGGTAGAGTTCTGCAAGGTCATCGAGGACCGCGACCGCCAGCTTGAGCGGTATCCGGAGGCTAAGGTATATGGCAAGAGCGCCATTCCGCGCGGCACCTACGAGATCCGGATCACGATGTCGACCCGGTTCAAGCGGGAATTACCGCTGCTGGTCGGTGTGTTTGGGTTCGAGGGTATCCGTATTCATCCGGGGAACACGGCGCTGGATACCGAGGGGTGCATCCTACCGGGTGTCGCTGACACTGACCGTCTGGACCGGGTACTCAAGAGTCGAGACACGTTTGAGTCGCTGTTCAAGCAGATCCGCTCCGCTGTTGATCGTGGTGAGCGGGTGGAGATTGATGTGAAATGACTACTATCGCGTGGGATGGAATGACGTTGGCATCTGACTCGCTTGCCGACAACAACGGTTTGCGCAACACAACCACCAAGTTGCACCGGGGTGTGTTGGTAGATGGTGTTCCATTTTTGCTTGGCGCCGCCGGGGAAAACGCATGGTCCAACATGCTACATGCTTGGGTCAAGACTCTGGACCTACGTGGCTTACAGCACGCCACCTACCCGCACCAAAACAACGATGGACCCGACCGCAATGATCCTGCCGCGATATTGATCTTGGGGGAGCGTGGGGTGTATTACAAGGGCGGTGCGGTGTGGGTGCGGCTTGAGGGTAGGGCATTCCATGCTGTTGGTAGTGGTAGGGACTTCGCGTTAGCCGCGATGCACCTTGGAAAAACCGCTGAAGAGGCAGTCGAATTGGCTATTGAGTTTGATTGTTATTCCGGCGGCCCTATTAGGTCGATGGAACTTAAATGAGATCCACGCTGCTCCGACTGCGGGTACAGATGTTGAAATTGCGCCTCGACGCTCCGTGGCCGAGTCAGCACGACTGGCGGCACTATTTGACTTTGAGGTTACTATGACTTGGACCCTACTGATTCAACCGATCATGTCAATTATTGACAAACTGATCCCGGACGCTGACGCGAAAGCCAAGGCGCAAGCGGATCTCCTGATGATGCAAGCCAAGGGGGAACTCGATGCTCAGCTATCTCAGATCCAAGTTAATCTCAAGGAAGCTGAAAACCCGTCTGTCTTCGTGGCGGGTTGGAGACCCTTTACCGGCTGGGTCTGCGGGACTGCACTCGCCTACGTCGCCATCGTGGAGCCTGTCGCCCGGTTTGTGGCGTCTGTATGGTTCGGGTATTCCGGTGCGTTCCCGGTGATTGATACTGACCTGACGCTCCAAGTCCTACTCGGTATGCTCGGACTCGGCGCGTTCAGATCGTTTGAGAAGGTTAAGGATGTCGCTGCAAAATGACAATCACTGACATCCCCATCAAGCCGGGTTTCTACGCTGACGGCACCCCCCGCGACATCGGCAGGCTCGGGTATTGGAAGGACGGCGACAAGGTGCGGTTCTTCGCCGGGCAGCCGCAGAAGTTGGGGGGATGGACCCGAGGCGCGATGGACCCGCAGTTTGAGGGTGTAGCTCGCGGGAGTATCGACTGGCGGACGACGCGCAGTGAGGTCTTACTGGCGATTGGTACGCACCTAAAACTCTATGTATGGTCCGGAGGGACGTACTACGACGTCACGCCGTTGAGAGATTCCGGGAACCTGACAGACCCATTCACGACGGTGGCGGGGTCAGATCTGGTGACAGTTGCGGATCTATCTCATGGGTTACTCGCAGGGGATCGGGTGCACTTTTCCGGGGCCTCAGCAGTAGGCGGGTTGACCATCGATGGTGAGTACGAAGTGACTTCGGTTACTAACTCGAACGAATACACGATTACCGCGGCATCGGCGGCAGGTTCGTCCGCTGGCCCCGGGGGCGGTGTTGTTGCCTACGAGTACGAAATTCACATCGGGCAGTCGGATTCGATCGCGGGGCTGGGCTGGGGCGCAGGTACGTGGGGGTCAGGCACCTGGGGTACGCCGCGATCAGTTACTGATTTCCTCTCGCAAGCGCGCACGTGGCAGCTGGAGCAGTGGGGCGAAGACATCATCGCCAACCCGCGGCAAGGTGGGATTTACGTGTGGGACTCTTCCGTCGGCACGAGCTTTCGGGCGACGGTTATCAGTCAAGCGCCGATTACGGCGAAAGGTATTTTGGTATCCCCTGAGGACCGGCATTTGATCGCCCTTGGCGCGCACGATGGATCGAATGACGACCCGCTACTGATCCGCTGGTGCGATCAGGAAAACTACACCGACTGGACGCCATCGCTGACGAACACCGCGGGCGACAAACGGCTGGATACTGGCAACGAGATTCTCTGCGCAGCCAAGGTTCGCGGCGAGCACCTGATCTTCACCGACTCTGCGCTGTTCTCGATGAACTTCGTCGGTCCGCCGGACACGTTCGCCTTCCGGACGTTGGGTGATAATGGAAATTTGTTGGGACCGCTGGCAGTGCATGTGTTCGAGGGGATTGCGTACTGGATCGGAGATCAGGACTTCTTCATGTACGATGGGGTGACACGGGTGCTGGACTGCACCGTGACCAAGCATGTGTTCGATGACTTCAACAAGGTCCAGCGGGCTAAGGTTTATTGTGGCGTGAACCGGGATTTCCGGGAAGTCTGGTGGCTGTATCCGTCCGGGAGTTCCGACGAGTGCGATCGGTACGTCATCTACCACATCGAGGATAAGTTGTGGTCCTATGGGACGCTGGCTCGGACCATGTTGATCGGGGACTCGGACGTGTTCAACTACTCGTACGGCACCGGCACGGACAACTACCTCTACACCCACGAGACCGGGTCGGATGACTACGACCAAGCGATGGATGCCTATGTCGTCAGCGGGGATATTGAGCTGGCCCCATCGGGCGGGGACATAGCGCATCTCAGCAAATACATCCCGGATTTCAAAGCGCTGACCGGTTCTGTCGAAGTGACGTTCTCCGGCAAGAAGTACCCTCAGGCGACTGAGACGCAGGATAGCGGGCCGCACACAGTTACCGACACTACGCAGTTTGTGAATCCGCGGGTTCGCTGCCGGCAGATTTCGGTTCGTGTCGAGAGTGGTGATCTTGGGGATGATTGGTGCATGGGCACCCTGCGGGTGGATCTGATCCCGCACGGAGGCAGGTAATGATTCGTCTCGCAACCCGACTGCCTGACTTTGCCGACACCTACGACGGGCGAAAACAGCGGGCGTTGATTCAGCAGCTGGAGCAGCTGTTCTTGAGGATCAAGGTCGACACGACGCTGCCGGCGTACACGGTGGCTGGGGACTATACGATTGGCGTTGGTGACGATGTTGTCCTGATAGACACCTCTGCAGGGAACACCACGGCTACGTTGCCTGAAATCTCCGAGAGTATGGTGCAGGAAAAGTACGAAGTGGAGATCGTCAAGGCGACGGCGGAAAACGAACTGACCATCGTACCTCAAGGCACGGACACCATCCTCGGGGATACTGACGTACTGGTGGAGGAGCAGTGGACCGCACTGCACCTGCGAGCGACAACCGGTAACTGGATACTTCTATGACATATTTTGCCAACCGGTTCAAGTTCGCGGACTCGACTCAGCTCGACGCTTTCGGGCGGTTGCGGGTGTCTGTGCCTAACACGTTGTTTGACGCCCAGCCGGAGTACGGGCTAGACCTATTGAGGGTGTGGGATGCTACGGCGAACGGCACGTTGCCGACGGTACTGTCTCCAGATGGGTATGTGGTCAGCGGAGACAACGCAGTAGGCCCTCGGAGCAGCAGCACCATGCTGACCCCGGTGACGGTGAGTACAACGAACGGGCACTACAGCATTCTGCAGTCGCGGCAGTACACCCGATACATCCCGGGCAAGAGCCATCGCATTTTGATTACCGGTAACTTCGCATCCGGAGCCAACGCGGAGATGGCGTTCGTACTTCGGTCGTCGTGCTCTGGGAGTGTCGATGACAGCGTTGTAGCGTCAGCGGATTGGAACGGTAAAGACGCGGATTGGCTGCGCACGAATTTTGACCCGACGATGATCCAGATTTTGTGGATCGATGCCCAGATGCTGTACGCCGGGCGTGTGCGGGTCGGGTTTGACATCTGCGGGATGGACTATGAGGCGCATGAGTTTGAGATCGCCAATGAGCAAATCCTGCCGACCATGCAGTCGTTCAATTTGCCTGTGCGCATTGAACATCGCAATACGGGCGCGGCGGAGAGTAAGGCGCGGGTTGGATACTTTGAGACCGGAAACGGGGTGTTCTTCCAGACAACGCGGGCGGTTGCCGGCGGCACGGTGAACTTCCTCTGCTGCTCCGTACAGTCGGAAGGTGGTGCGGAGTCCCGCGGGTTCCCGTTCTCTGCGTCAAACGGGGTTACGACAATCGGGGTTACAACCCGGCGCCCGATCTTGTCTATCCGCCCATCGCGGTACTACATGGGTCGCGACAACCGGGCGCATCTGGAGTTGCAGGATCTTGCGATTTCGGCGTCGTCGAACATGGCTCACTGGGAGTTGGTGATTGGTGGTACGCTGACAGGGGCATCGTGGTTGCGGGTAGGAACAGCTGTAACCGCAGGGGCGTTTGTTACCGGGGTGCGGTACGTCATCCTTACAGTGGGTACAACCGATTTCACCTTGATTGGCGCAGCTTCCAACACGGTGGGATTATCGTTTGTTGCATCTGGCGCTGGGGCAGGTACTGGCACAGCCACCCGCGAAGAGAGCGTTGCAGAATACGACGTGTCTGCTACAGCGATTTCTGGGGGTATTGCGGTAATACGAGGGGATGCTGCGAGCGGTACAGGCTCTAGCCGAAGCGTAACCTCTGGGGGAGTGGATTTCCGTAACCCGCTGACATTGTCTCTGATTGATGCGCTGACAGCTACCCAGACCAACGTCAGTCTTGTCTGTACGTCGTATTCGGCGACGTCGACGGTGTCTGGCACATTTAACTGGCACGAGCAATCGATCTAATATATACTCAGGCGCGAAGGAGCGACGAGCATGCCGTACATAAATTTACCTTGGGTCGGAACTGTGTGGATAGATCAGGGGGACGGCCCGGAGCCCGGCGCTGCTGCCGCTGACACGACTTTGTCTGCGCCTGCTGGGACCATTACCGCTGGGCCGATTGCGGCGGCTGCAGAAGAACCGCCTCCGGCACCTACGCCTGCTCCTGATACTGCGCCTGCTGGGACCATTACCGCTGGGCCGATTGCAGCGGCTGCGGACACCCCTGCCCCTGCTCCTAGTGTACCGCGGGTGCCTACGCCCGCGGACTTCGCCAATGCCGGCAACCCTACATATGCCCCGCCTCCGACGCTGAAGGATTACTACGCCGGACAAGTTACGCTGCCGGCGCAACCGCAGCAGCCGAAAAACGACCTCTTGGCGGAGCTACTCGCCCAGCACAAAGCTCAGTTTGATACGAATACTTCGAAGGCCGATCCTGTGGCTGCGCTGCGTTCGAGCGGGCAGACGGCGATGGACGAAGCCCGTCAGCGGTTGGAAGCACTGCGGGCAAGTCAGGGGTTCTGACCATGGCGGATACAGAATTCAAGACTACCGGGTTGTCCCAAGCAGAGCTTGACCGGGTGCTGGGGGAGATGAACGTCCAACCTCACCTGAACGAGTACAAGACGTGGGCGCAGGAAAACTCTGGATACGACGGCACCTCTGGTGCAACACTTACCCCGTGGTTGACCACAGTACAGAACCCTGACGGGACATATACCCGCTACGCCGTTTCTGGGAATGATTTGGTAGCGCAAGGAACCGGGTCGAGCCTCAGCGACTTGGACACTGGTTGGTCGGGGGTACTGAAGGAAGTCGCTCCCCCCATACTCGCGGCTGTTGGTGGGTATTACGGCGCGCAGGCGCTTGGGGGCATGCTAGGAAGCGGCGGGGTAACCGGCGCGGCATCGGGCGCAGCGTCTGGAGGTATGACTCAGGCAGAGATGCTGGGGGCCATGAGCGATTTCGGCACCGGTGCGGTTGGGGAAGCGGCGGGTGCTGCAGGAACCACAGCAGCGGCTGCAGGGGGGAGTAGCGGCGTACCCTTCATGAGCGACAAAGCTCTGGCGGATCTAGCGGCGATGGAGTCCGGAAAATACGGTGTGCCGTTGACAGATGTGGCGGGAGTTGCGGCCGGGGTAGACCCGATGGCGACAACGGCGCTTACGAACGCAGGCTGGTCTGGGGAATTGCTCGGGTATACCCCGGCGCAGATTCAAGCGGCCATCGAGGGCAAGGCGAGCTGGAGCACGGTAGGGCTAGGCTCTGGGCTAACCGGCGGGAAATCGATTACCGACTTGGTAGGGGATGCGAAAGGCGCGGTTAAGTCTGGTGGCGCGGGGGCAACAGGGGCCGGCGGGGGCAGCAGCATCACCAACGTCGTCTCGAAGGGCGACAACAATTCACTGCTCGCGGCCATGATGGCTCTGGCAGGCAAACAGCAATCGGCACCGGATGCCGGAAGTATCTCTGCCGCGGCTAGGGAAGCAGACCGCGCTGCGTCTTTGGGAAGGAACTAACATGGCTATTCTGGAAGACCTGACTTCGCTGAAGGACTCGCTCTTTCCTGGTACTGACTGGAAAGACTTGCTGACCGGAGGAACTGGTGTCGCAACCTTGTTGGCAGCCTTGACCGGGCAGCCGCAAGACCAGATTGCCAAGACGATCCAGGAGCAGGCGCAGTCGTCAGCGACGTCGAGCCAGACTTCTGGTACTTCAGATGTCACGTCGATGGGGCAGACGGCCCAGAACCAGACAGGCACCACAACGCAGGCGACCTCGGGCAGCACGACGGGAACCTCTGCGCAGCAGCAGACTGGCACGACCCAGCAAGCGACAACCGGCACGACCGCCGGTACATCGGCGCAGCAGCAGACCGGCACCACGCAGGAAAGCGGGGTAACAACCCAGACTGTTGGAGGCCCCGCGTGGTGGGAAGCCAAGCAGAAAGAGTTGGCAGATGATGCGGCGAGGTTGCCGGGGTACAAGGCATATTTCACTGGTAAAACTCCGGTTGTCGGGGCGTTTAGCGCACTGGAGGGGGAAGCTGTCGGTAGAGGGCGGGAGGCGGGTAAGTCGGTCCTTGATATGGGGATCGAGCGGTACATGAACCCGTATCTCGAAAACGTCCTCGATCCGATGATGCGGAGGCTGGGGGAAGATCAAGCACTTGAGCAGCAGCAGTTAGCGGCGCAGAGGGTTTCGCGAGGGGCGTTCGGGTCAGGACGTGCTGATATTCTGGCCAACCAGCAGCGCGAGCGGCAGACTTTGGAAGAACAAGATGTGCTGGCGAAAGGTTACCAGCAGGCGTTCAACAGCGCGACAGGGCTTGCCGAAGGCGATGCCGAGCGCATGCGCCAAGCGGCGTCGTTCCTCGCCTCAATGGGGGGCACCCAGCGCGGAATCGAGGACACCCGTATCAACCGGCTGTATGACGAGTACCAGAAACTGCAGAACGACCCGCGTGAGTTGGCGAAGCTAGAAGCAGGGATTGTCGGTGGACTGAAGCCCGCGCAGACGACCGCAGGTACGACCAGCACACTGGGCACGACCGCGCAGAACACTTTGGGCAGCACGACGGGAACCTCGGCGCAGAACACCCTTGGGTCGACAGCTACAAACACGACGGGCCAGACGACAGGGACTACGCAACAGGCGACGACCGGTACGACGGACATGAATACGACTGGCACGACGCTGAATCAGTCACTGGGTACGACGACCGGGCAGCAGTCGGGAACGTCGACTGGTACGACCGCAGGCACAGTAACCGGGGTACAATCCGGCACCGACTTGACCGACGCACAGAAGCTCGCCGCAGGGATGGCGGGGTTGACCACAGCGCTGTATCCGACGCAACCTGTGCGGACGCCGTAAGGAGATTGAGATGGCTGAAATTGACTGGTCGGGATACGGGGGGGAAGGGGTTGTTGAGGGGGGGTATAGCAACCCAAATAACCTGTTTGTGCATACCCCTGAGTCTGTAGCACAGCTCGTTGTGGCAAAGGCGGCGCCGCCTGCAGAATCCGTAGTCGCGCAAATCCCCCAAGGTGTCATCCCCCCGATCGCGCTTGCTATGCGAGGCGGCGGTGCGGGGGTGCGTGCCCCTGAGTATTACGAGTACGATCCCGCGGCGGAGCAGATGATGCTGCGCAATGCTCGGGACACACAGTCGAACCAACTGATACGGGCCCTTGAAGCGCGGTCGGCGCCGGAGACGTTGCGGCAGGCGGCGCAAGCCCAAGAATTCCTCGACAAGAATCCGCGCAAACAGGTGGATTGGGGTGTTGAGTCCGGCAACTGGACACCGGGCGTCATGGCGGCGGTGCAGGGGGTCATCGAAGGTTGGAAGCAAGGTGGCTCGCCAGCTCGGGGGTTGCTCTACGCCCCCGGCGCGGTCAAAGCAGCGGTCGATGCCGAGCAGGGCAAGCTGGATAAGGAAGGCAAGGACAAGTGGGAGAAATTCTCGCAAATCCTTGGGCTTGAACGAGGCGATGTGGAGTCGCGCAACGCCGCCAACGCTTTTGCAAATCAAGCCCTGCTGGAGAAAGCCAAAGCCGAAGGGCTGGTATCCGAGGCCGATGCGGAGATCGCTCGCACGGGCATGACGCTGGGCCAAGGCAACGCGGCACAGAAGAACCAGTTCGCCCAGCGGATTTTTGGGGAGCAGTCTGCGAACTCGCGAGCGAATGCTGCCACAGGTATGACACAGGCCAAGCTCGCTCGGCACCAGCAGTTGCAGGACATGTTACTGCAAGAAGAAGCCGGCAAGATCCGACTGAGCCCTCTGCAGAAAGCGATGGCTATGTCCGAGCTTGGGATGAGTACGAAGCCTGAAAGTTTGCCGCCGGCAGTAGTAACGCAGATTATGGAGAGTTTGCCGAGGCGGATGCAGGAGCAAGCAAACCTACCTGCCGCGGCACAAAAATCAGCGGCAACGCTTGCAGCGGACGAAGCCGCGCTTGCCCGGATGATTCAGAGAGGTGGTGCCCCTACAGCAGCGGTTCCTGCGCTGACTAAATCCCCTTTCGCTAAGTAGGTATCCTAATGCCGTCTATCCAAGATGTTCGTAAGCAGTACCCCCAAGATACCGCCGGACTGACGGATTATGGTATTGCCGAGAAATTCGCTTCTGCCAACTCGGTGCCTGTTTGGAAGGCTGCGGAAGAGCTTGGTGTTGAGATCCCTCGCGTCGAGACAGGGCTGTTCGACAGCCTGCAGCGCGGACTGGGTATCGGTCTGACCGGGGTTGGGTCGATCGCACGAGATGTACCAATATCCGCAATCCAAGATGCCGCGGGCTGGGTCGAACGCCAAGGGCGTGGGGTCATCGAGCGCAACCCAGCCCAGTACAACACCACGGAAGACATCATGGCGTCGCCGATCTCGGCGTTTGCCGAGAAGGCTGCTGAAGGCGTTGGTCAGTTCCTCCCCGCGCTCGCCGCGACGGCGGTGACCAAGAATCCCTACACGCTTGGCGCGATCATGGCGGCGAACTCCGCTGCAGGCAACGTAGGCGAAACCCGGTCGCGGCAGCGCGAGTTGGGGCAAGACTCGTCGGAAGATATCTTGAGAGCGTGGGCGTACGGTGTACCCCAAGTGGCCCTCGATGTGGCGCTGGGTCCGGAGTCGCTGCTGCTCAAAGGTCTCGCCGGAGGTGCCGGGCGCGGGCTGACCGAGGCAGCTGCACGGGAAGTTGCCGAGCGGGGCGTACTGGCGACGATGGGTCGCGGGGCGCTCTACGGTGCGCAAGAAGCTCCGCAAGAAGTCGCGCAGTCGGTGTTGGGGCGGATGGCGACGAAGGAAGCCTTGACCGGGGCAGACGCCACGGAAGAATATGCGATGAGCGCCTTTGGCGGGCTTGCCGGAGGCATGACGATGGGTGCAGGTATTGCGCCTGTGCAACGCGCTGGAGCATCCAAGTTCGTCGACCAGATCGATGCTGCACGACAGACGCTTACGACCGGAGTACCTCAGACTTACGAAGAGGCCCAGCAGTGGCTGGCACAGCGGGAGCAGGCAACTGACTTCCTCCGGAATGTCACGGAAAACGACTTCGGGCTTCACCAAGCGGAAGCGTTTGCTGCACAGCAGGTAGGGCAACAGCGCACTATCCTCGACGAAGCCGCCAGCCAACGACAGAAGGAAGTCGACGCACGCATCGCCGATCAGCGGGAGACGCAAGAAATCGAGGCCATGTACGAGGCCGACACGCAGCGGCAAGAGCAGTTGGCGATGATGCCAAAGGCCCTTAGTGAGTTGGCGAAGCAGCGCGAAGGCACTATCCCATACACCCCGGCATCGCTGGCAGATATTCCTGAGCCGAATTTGTCTCTCGGTGTGTCTAAGCTGCGCTCGCGGCTTCCTGTAACTCCCGAAACCGCGGAACTGCCGGCGATCGAATTCGCGTCTGTCACGCCTCCGGCGCCAGCTGAGGTTGCGTCTACCCAGATGTCGTTGCCGGGGATGCCATATGGCGGGGTACTAGAAGCTCCGACCCCTGTGTTTGCCGAAGCGGATCGATTTCGTGCGGCGTTGGCTCAGCTACAGCTGTCCGGCATGCCTCAACCAGAGGTACAAGCGGTTACACGGGACTTGCAGAAAGTGTCGGGATTCCAACCGGAAATCGGGTTTGGAACGCAGCCGTCGTTATCACAGTTGGAGCTACTGACCAAGCCAGCGAAACCCACGACCGTGGCCAAGCCGATGCCAGAAGTTGCCGCTGCCAGCCGCAAGCCGTCGCGAGCGGCAGCCGCCAAGATCGCTGTAAGCGAGGCTCTGGCCCGCCAGAAGATCACCCCCGAGCAGGCACAGGATTTCATCAACGAGATCGACGCCTCCGACGGCAAGAACGCCCCTGCGGTGTTGGAGACCCTCAATGGCCTATCACGACCCCCTGCCGCCGCTGCTGAGCAACGCACTGAAGGCCAAAATCCTGACGCTGGAGCAAGCGTGGGAACTGCAAGCGTTGGAGGAGTGCAGCCTGCAACTGATGGACAACCTGGAACCGCCGGAGGAGTTGTACCTAGCGATCAACAACCTAACCCTGTGGCTGCTGCGGCTGCCACGCCAGTAAAGGAGAACCAAGATGGCCTGCAAAAACCACAAGGGCAAGCGCCCGCCCAAAAAGTAAAGGAGCCTCGTCGTGATCGCAAGACCAAAAATCCCCAAGCAACTCAAGCCCCTCAACGCCCCCAAGGCGCCGAAACCGCTGAAGCCCCTGCGGCCGTCCAAGCCGGCGAAGAAGCCGAAGTATTGACCGGAGGAACTCCCGATGCCGTTCAAGAGCAAAGCGCAAGTGAAGGCGTGTCACGCCGCCAAGAACCCGAAGTGGGACTGCAAGAAGTGGGCGAAGGAAACGCCGTCGATGAAGTCCCTGCCGAAGAAGGTCAAGCCGAAGAAAAAGTAAGGATGGCGTACCCGGATAACACCGGGTACCCGCCGGAAGCCGCAGCGTATCGTAATTCGGTAGTCGACGCCATGAACGGGGATATTTCCCGTGCAGAACTGAAGGTCAAGGCCGTCGAATCTGGGCTACCCGAAGGTCAGCTGCGGGCGTTCACAAGCAGGTTCGATGGTGGATTCACCAATACGGAACACAAGGAGATTGAAGATGCCCGTAAAGCCGCAGAAACCCCGGTGCCCGCACTGCCGCAAGAAGCACTCACCAAGCGGGAAGTGCCCGATGAAGTAGCCGACCTTGATACTTCGGAACAGGATCTGAAGGGCGAACTTACAGCGTTGCTCGACCCGAAGTACGGGGTCAGGACGACGGCAAAAGCAACACGTACCCGTCTGCAGACATTAGTCGACGACTTTGACCAACCAGACAACAGATCAACGCCGGAAGACCGTGTGGCGTACCAAGGCTACGTGCGCAGGGAGATGGACAAACTTGTAGGTCGGGAGGGTATCGACTACTCCAAGACCGTCCCCAACACCGCGGAAGAGCGCACAACGCCGCAGAAGATCCGCCAAGCACTGCGGAGCTGGTTCATCACGCCCGAGCAGGCGTCGTCACGGTTGGTGGTTTCCGCGACTCCCGACGAATTACCGACAGGTGTCAAAGCTAAGGCGGAAGCCGCCGAGGGATTCACCGGATGGGACCAAACCCAAGCCTTCGTCCTCGACGGCAAGGGCTACATGATCGCGGACAACATCGCCGCTGGTAACGAGCTGGCGGTATTCATGCACGAGATCGGCGCACACATCGGTCTGGACGGGCAAGAGTCCGCGATCATGGGGCGGGTGAACTTGTGGAGCACCGCCAAGGAAGGCACCACGGAGCGGCAGGTCTACGACGCCATGCAGAGCCGCATGGAGGCCGCAGGCGAGACTTCCCAGACCGAGCAGGTGGCATACGCTGTCGAGGAGGCGGTGAAGGCCGGCGTGACCCCCAAGGCTGTCAAGACAGGCATGAAGCTGTCGGACGTGAAGACCGCCCAAGACCTCGTGAATTGGCTCGCCCAGTACTTCAAAGCCGCAGTCGACAAGGTGTTCAAGACCAACACCCGCGGGTTCAATGCCCAGCAGTTGGTCGACTTGACGTACGGCGCAGCGCGGGAGGCGATGGATACTCAGGAAGTCGGCGCTGGCAAGACGGCGATGTCGAAGACAGAACCGCAATTCTCCAAGTCCGCAGAGGTCATGCCTCAGACGTACAGGAAAATCCTCGGCGACGGCGGGGTGCAGGTATATGACCAATTCCGCGAGCTGCTCTCCAAGGTGGCCAACGAAGGCGGGTCGCTGTCGAACATGGTCCGCCGGATGGAGAAGACTTTCCCGGTCATGAAGCAGTGGCACGACGTAATGATTGACATTGCCGAGGCGCGGACGGTGCGCGAGCAGGTGGCAGATGACATTCTGAGCCGGGCGTCGCTGATGGGCAACGACTCATACAAGCGGGTAGCCGAATTCGTCTACAACTCGACATGGGACCAGAAGTGGGCGTACGACCCGGAATTCACCAAGACGGTGGTCGAGGGCGACAAAGAGACGTTGGAGAAGGTTGAGGTCAAGGTCGATCCGACGTTCGCCAAGGAGTTCAAGGCGCTCTCCGCCGAGGAGCAGCAGCTGGTCAAGGACATCTTCGCTCACGGGCACAACAACCGTGAGGCGCTGCGCGGCATCATGCGCAAGCTGAAGCTCGACGACAGGCTCTTGCGGGTTACCCAGCTTGACGGCCCCTACGCGCCGCTGCGTCGCTTCGGCCAGTACGTCGCCGAGGTCAAATCCCAGCGCGTGATGGATTTGGAGCGACAGCTGGAGGCAGCGAAGGACACCGACGACGAGACCCAGAGCAAGGGGTTCAGCGCGATCCGCAAGGAACTGACCGAACTGAAGCGTCAGGAGCAGCACTATTCGCTGACCTTCCACGACACGATCGGCGTCGCCAAGAAGAAAGAGCGCGACATGCTCGCCACCGGGCGGTATTCGACCGACCCCAAGGCGCACTACGCAGGCGAGCGGCTGGATCAGGCGTTCAGTCAGGACGAGATGCCGCAGGATGTCTTGCAGCGGGTGATGGGCGAGATCAAGGCCGCATCCCTGACCGACGACAAGGTGGCGCCGATCCGCGCCCAGCTGGAGAGCATGGTTACCGACATGTACCAGCGCACGACCGAAGACCACTTGGCCCGGCAGGCGATGAAGCCTCGGAAGTACCGGTTCGGCGCGGACACGGACATGATCCGCTCATTTGGTATGCAGGCCAAGGCGGATGCAATCTTTCTCGCGCACATGGAACACGGTGGCCGGCTGAACGGGCTGACCAGCGAGATGTACCAAAAGGCGCGCAAGTCCAAAGATCCGAAGATCGTCAGTGCAACCAATACTGCACTGACGCACCAGCGGCTGATGGCTGAGTACAAGGAAACCCCGGTTCAGGACACCCTCAAGGGGGCGATGTCGATCTGGCAGCTCGGGCTGAACCCGGCCTACCACGTGCAGAATGCGACCCAGACGGTGATGAAGTCCGCCCCGATGATTGCCTCTGAGTTTGCTGGCGACCCGGGGTCGAGCTGGACGGCAGACTACGTCCAGACGATGAAGCTCATCACCGAGGGGTACAAGGACTGGGCCAAGTACGTCAAGGACGGCAAGATCCAGTTCGAGCGTATTCCCGCAGGGCTCCGCGAAGCCATGCAGCACGCGGCGCGGCGTAACCTCATTGACGTGGGTCTGATCGACGACTTCGACCAGCTCAACCGGTGGGACTCTGGGTTCGAGAGTGTTAACGCCCTGACCCTGCAGGCGCGCAAGTTTGCGCACCGGGTACGGCAGGTGGCTCGGCACGTCGAGCGGATGAACCGGGTCACGGCGGCGTCGGCCGCGTACAAGATGGCGATCGCCAAGGGGCGCACGCAGGAGCAGGCGGAATACTTCGCCATCCGCGTTCTGGAGGACACCCAGGGCGACAACTCGCGGCTGGATGCCCCGCTCATCATCAAGCGGCTGCCTAAGGTGCTGACGATCTACAAGCGCTACCAGCTGATGGTTGCGGCGCTCTACACCAAGGCGTTCCACGATGCGTTCCGGGGCGCGGATGCGGCGACCCGGGCTGTCGGCCGGCGGATGTTGGGGCTGCAGTTGATGCACGCATTCGCGATGGGTGGGGTGCTCGGGCTACCGCTGGTGAATATCGCGCAGCTGGTTCTGCCACACTTGTTTGGCGATGACGACGCGCCGAAGGATGAGGACTGGCTGGAGCGGCAGTTCCGCGAGATGGGCGTGCCCACAGCACTACTGAAGGGCGGACTCAACGCCGCGATCGGGTTGGACATGGGTGCCAAACTGGGTGACCAGAACGTGTTCTCGATCCTGCCCTTCACCGACATCGACTTCACCAGCAAGAAGGGCGTCATGGACATGGCGGTTGGCATGATGGGACCGGTGGGCACCGAGGCACTGCGTATGGCCGACGGTCTGGAGCTCATCAAGCAGGGCAACACCGCCAAGGGTGTTGAAAAACTGGTGCCTCGCGGCGTGACCAACGGGATGCAGGCATGGCGCCTCGCCAACGAGGGGATCACGGTGCGTAATGGCGACGTTCTGGTGCAGCCGGAAGACCTCAGCACATACCAGCTCTTCCTGAAGGGCCTCGGCATGCCGCCTGCACAGCTCAACGACTACCAGTGGATACAATCGCAGCAGATCGAGGTGTCCAAGTTCTACCGCGAGAAAGAGCAGACGCTGCGCAACCGATACGCCCGCGCTGCCAAGGCGGGGGACACTGCCGAAATGCAGGATCTTGCCGATACGTGGGAAAATCTGCAGGCAGCCAAGGGCAACTTCGCGCCGTACTTCAACAACTCCCCCAAGGAACTGAAGGCCAAGCCGCTTCGCATCCTGCGCGAAGCCCCCGAGAAACAGCAGAAGCGCGAGGCCGATGCCCAAGCGCGGATACCCGAGGAAATATGACATGGACTTGAACCCGAAAGGCCCTATCGCCCAAGCCGCTGGTCGTGACATGAGCCGCTCCGTCATGGACTACACGCCAGAAGAGCACGAGCAGCGCCAGAACATCACGACGGCGCAGGACATCGTCGACATGCTCTCGAACCTGATCCCTGCCAAGGGGGCTGCAGGCTTCGCGGGTGCCGGCATCCTCAAGGGTATGCGCGGATCACAGGGCGGACTCAACCCAGCGTCCGTTGCCGGATTGCTACAGAGCCTGAATCGTCCGAAGGAAGCCAAGGCGCTCTACGGGCTGGCCCAGAAGGACATCCAGACCGCCAAAGACCCCGACTTCCTCGAAATGCTGTTCCGCGAGAGCGGCATCACCTCGCAGAAATAGCGTATACTGCGGTCTCTCCTCTCCCACCGGCGCAAAGCCGGCTTGGCCCCGGATCGAGCCTAGCTCTCCGGGGCGATTTTTTACCTACTGACACCTTCCAGTCTGTCAGCCACCAACTTCGCATACCCTGCGATATCCACCCAAGAGTCGGCGTAGTCCGGGTCGCCGTTGATGATTCGCCCGATCTTGTGGAAGATCATGTCGAGGGCTTCTTGCTGGTCAGGGGCTAAGCGTTTGTTTCGGGTGCATAGCGCCTCGAACGCGACGGCCTTTAGCCCGCAGGTCACTTCCGCATGGCCGGTAAACTTCCCATACCGGGCTCCCCGCTCGACTAGCACGGTTGTGATTTCTGTAGTCATCTCAATCTCCAAACAAAAAGGCTTCACCTGCACAGTCATCCCGAAGGAAGTTGGAGGACGGGCGAGTACCCGCACTGCGCATGTGAAGCCTTACTCGGTGTGTCCCTCCAAGGACTGGAGGAATCCTACCCGCGTTTTGCTGCGGCGTCATGCTGTCTTCACCGCAGTAAGGGAAACGGCACCGGTGACGATCTTGCTGTCAGCGGCGATCAGGTAACACTGCGACCGGCCGGTGATGAATTCGGTCTCGTCGCCCAGGCACTTGTTGGTGTTGTCCGCCAGCAGAACGCCGCGTTCCTGCAAGTGATCCAGAATGACCTGCAAGTCGTGGTTGTGCTCGACGCACCAGTTGCGTATGTGCCCCTTGGTGATCCAGATTCGGGCAGTATCCAGTTCGTGGCGTATCATCATCGTGCGCTTGGGTTCGCGGACCACGTCGGCCATGCCGTTCGGGGTGTGGGTTATGACGATGGTGTCCGTGATGTGCTGGTTCATGTACTCGACCAGCAGGTCGACCGGGGTCTTGGTCTCCAGAATCATGCCGCCTCGGGTTTCGAGAATGATGCGCTCGGCGTGGGCCTCGATCGCCTCTGGCGAGTAGTCGTGCAAGCCCAACATCTGGCCAATCTTCGCACCGACGATCGCTTGGGCGCACATGGCTGACCAAAATCGCTCCGGCGATTGGGCCTCGACCCGATCACAGAATGTACGATAGGTATCTTGCGCCAACTTGCGCGCCGCGTCGACGTTCTTCACCAGCCACTCGGCGATGACGCCGCCGGCCAGCCCATAGTTGGAGTCAAGCGGGTTGAGCAGCTCCCGGGCCTCGGCCAGCGAGTAGATGCTCTGCTTGCGCACGGCGCGTTCGAGGATGCGCAGGGTCTCACCCGAGCCAGTCCCTTTGAGGTTGGTCAGCTTGGGTACCAGCGGGGCGTTGGACGTGCAGAACATGGTCGTCTGCCATGTCGTGGTGTTGGATCGCAGCGAGCGGTCTTGCTTGAGGGCTTCCTTGCCGCGGCCGTTGGACATGGCGTAGCACAGGTCGGACAGTTCCCAAGGCTCGATGTTAGTGATCTCGTCGTAGGTGACCGGCAGGTTGTTGTAGCACCCGATCACGGCGAGCTTGGCGTTGTTGGTGTCTTGGTGCAGCAGGGACTTCTCTGTCGGGATACCATAGATCGAGTGAATCATCTTGAGCACGGTGGACTTGCCCGCGCCGCCGTCGCCATGGAGGTTGAAGATCGATCCCTCGTAGCCGAAGAATTTGAACACCAGCTGCCCGAAGCCCATCATCAGGGCGAAGGCGTAGTCCTCGTACCCCTCGCGGTTGTATAGATTGGCTACCTGTCGCCAGACTGCCAGATCGCCCTTCTGGTCGAACTTGGGCACCACGTTGTTGAACTGTTCGTTGATCTTGACGGGCTTCATGCCGTCCTTGGTGTAGCGCCGGTTGCCGATGATGATCTCCCGGTCGTCCTTGCGCCAGCCGAACTGACTGTAAATCTGATCTGCCGGCATCTGCCTCTGCAGGTTTTGGATGTAAGCGAGCATATACCCCACCAGTCTGTCTTTCTGTGCCATGTCGGGGAGGACTCCCCGACGCCCCAACAACTCCATCATTTTCTTGCTGTCGTACACCAGATACGCTGGTACAGGGTACTCCTGCCAGCCGTCTTGTGGTAGCCATGAGCGGAACCAGATCACCTCAGTCTGCTCCAGCTCATCATACATCCGCCGCGTGGGGTGGATGTCGAAATCGTAGATCACCTCGGGGTCGATTTCCTTACCGTTCTCATCCTTGACCCGGATGGCGATGGCCCCTGACGTGGTGCGCATGTAGGGATACGGCGGCTTGGGTAGCTCGATCGTGCTGGACTCACCGTTGCCGTGGTCGATGACCATGGTGGGCTTGTCGTCGGCCTCCTTGAGTACCCGCCCGAGGACGATGGGGCTCTTGATCTTGCCGCGGTGTTCGCAGCCGTTACAACCGCCGGGATTGCGGGAGTCGAACGTGTCGCACAGCGTCGGTCCGACGTTCTTGTCGGCCATCTGCTGCATCTTGAGCAGCGTCGCATCCTTGTCGTAGCCGGGGTGTTTGTGGCTGACCACAAGGGCCATTTTCTCAGCGTCCTTGCAGTGCCTGACGACTTGCAGGGTGGCGTACCAAACTGGTTCAGCCGTGGTCTCTTGATGTGCGACAGCTTGGTGAATCTGTTGGCACTTTTTGACGACATCCTTGAACTCTGCGGGCTCACCAGCGACCTCGAAACTCCCCAGCCCGGTATCCACTTGAGGCGCCGACGGCGTTGGTGCGGTGACTGGCTTGGCGTTGAACTGCTTGCTGGCAGCGGCGACTATCGCCATAAACGTCTTGGGGTCAGTGTCTGGCGCCGGGATAGTGTTGAGGATCTTGACCTCTCGCGGGGCTGACCGGTCCTTGAAATTCAGGGTTCCCGGCACCCGCAGGACGCTAGAGCTGTCGGCAGTACGTACCGGATCAGCATGCAGCCCATAGGCCACGGTCAGGGCTTTGAACAACCCGGCGCACCTGCGCCACGTCTCGGCACCGATCTGCTGCGTCATGGGCCAGTAGGCATGCACCCCGTAGCCGGAGGACACCACGATAGGGTTGGGCAGCCCGCACTCGGAGCGGAACTTGGCCAGATGTTTGATCGCCTCAAGCTGGGTCTTGTACGCCTTGGTCTCCCCGACGTCGAGGTCGAGGAAGAATGCCTTGAGGGATGAGATGTTCTCTGCGACTCGGACGCGCTTCTTGCCAGCAGCATCGACGATCGACTTTTCTTTCAGGGTACCGAGGGCGAAATAGACATCCTTCTGCTCCTCGACCAACATACCAATCATCCACTTCAGTTTGCCCTTGTCATCAGTGGCGAAGTGGTTAAAGCCTTTGTACTGGTTTGGGGACGCCACGCACACAAAGCCTGCAGGCGACAGAACACGGGATAGAAAGTCCAACATATTTTTGTTCTCCAGAGGGGTACTGCGCAGGCTCCGGTGCGCAGTTATCGGAAGCCCTTTAGGCCATGCCCTCCGACAAAGGTGGAGCCTCTGGAGAGTTGATGTGTTGGAGCATCAATGGAGGGCATGGGCTAAAGGGCTTCCGGGCGAAAGTCCAGATTACTCCGGACGATTTACGATGTCAAGGCATCTTTGGTTCCCTCCGGGAGCATGACCAGCTCCTTCGCCGAGGTGCGCTGCCCGTCCTTCACCACAATTTCAACGGTGGAGAACCGCTGATTGCACAGCGAGCACTCCCTTCGTCGGCGGGTCTGATCCCGCGTGTGGGTCGTTTCGATCACACGCACCTCACGAGGAGGTGCTCCACAAAATTGACAGTTCACGATTACACCAGCCCGTCCAGCATCGAGCCGAGATCGTCGTCGATGGCTTGTGCAGCAACCGGTGCCGGCGGAGCCGCCGGAGCGGGGGCCGGAGCGGGCGCGGGGGCAGGTTTCGGAGTTTCAGCTGCAGGTGCCGGAGCGGGAGCAGCGACATGTGCCGGGGCTTGCGACAGCATAGCTACCGCAGGAGCTTCCACTTCGCCGGACATGTCGACAGAATCCGCCGTGACTTCCAGCATCGCCTTGACCTCAGGCGACTTGGCCAGCTTGGTGATGCCGCCGATATCTGCTTCGCTGACGAACGACTGCGGCGTGAAGTATAGCTTGGGCACGGACGCATCGGTATCGAACGAAACCCGGGTCACCACGCCTTCAGCGCGGACGCCGCGAGCCCCTAGCAACTTCGCATACTCGGCCAGAGTGTAGAGCCCCTTGGACGGTACGCCGTCACCAAACACGGACAACGCCTTCGCATCCAGTTGGTACACCAGCTGATCCGGGTCACCGGCGAGCATGACCGCCAGCCGCTTCGAGAACGCGCAAGCCCGCCCCTTGGTGCCATCTTCGTAGACCTTGGAGCCCTTCTCGTTTTGCGTACAGGTCGCGCACTTGGCTGCCTGCGGAGCCTCCGAGTCCTTGGCCGGAGCGACGCCGTCCGGGGAGTAGCATGCCGGCTTGTCTTTCTTGGCCGGGTCGTACTTGCCGGCGTAGAACGTACGGCTGATGGAGGCGTTGGCACCGAGGATGATGACATCCAAGAACGACTCGTCCTTGACCGCGATTTCCTGACCGCCTTGGATCAGCCGGAAGCGCGCACCCTTGAGACCGATGCGGTTGCGGCCATCGCCGAGACCGCCGAGGAGCTGGTTGGTTGCCGAGTCGCTGGTCGCGGCCAGATACGCCGGGACGGTGAGCGCGTTGGTGTTGCCGAACAGTGCTACGAGATTGGTACTCATTTGGTTATTCTCCTTTGGTTGGACGACGTACGGTGATAATGGCCTCAAACATCACATCAAGCCCCGGGGGCAGCTCGTCGCCATGCTGCTCCAAGTAATCCTTCAGAACCGAGCGCGAGATACGCCGCTCGAACATGTCCAGCTGGTCGTTGGTCTTGACCCACTGGTGAAACGCTTTCCAGTCTTTGCAGGAGACCTGCATCTGTTTACCCTTGATGGCCGTACCGACGCCGTTCACCTTCAGGTTGTCCACCCCGAGTGTGTTGCATTGCAAGAGCAGCCATGCTTCGCACTTCTCCATCGCCTCTTTGTACTTGGCGTCCTCGGCCTCGTATGCCTTCTTGATCTCGCTACGCTTGTCGCGTAGCTTGATATACTTATCGACCACAGTATCAACTGTTAGCGTCATCTCACTCTCCTAATAACGCCCCTAGCAGCAGGGCATGAACGAACTATACGCCCCTTATACGGGGTTGTCAAGGGTCTTGCGATAAAGGCTCAAAACTTTTTCTTGCCGGCCAGCTTTTGCATCGGCTACCCCATATGCCTCCCATTCTAACGCCGTAGACCCTATATGTATGATTGTCATGTGGTGCTTCTGTCCGGGGCGGATCACACGGGCGTCGGCTTGCTGTTTATGCTCCGCAGAAAACGTCGGGCCGTACCAGATACACACGTTGGCCGTCACCAGTGTCAGACCATGCGCCGCCGTCGCGGGGTGGGCGATGAGCACCTTCAGCTCGCTGCTCTCATCTTGGAACTCGGTGATGATCTCGGAACGCTCTCGCGCCCCCACGTCGCCGTTGATGATCGCGCACTTCCACTCCTTGGACAGCTCGGTCTTGAGGTACTCCATGGCCTTCTTGAACGGGCACCAGACGATGACCTTGCGCTCGGACTCCTCGACAATCTCCCGCACCGCCGCCACCCTGTCGGGCGCACCGATGAGCTGGGCGTTGCCCTCGTCGTCCATGACCGTCCCACCGCACACCTGCAGCATCTTGACCAGCTTGACAGCGGCATTGGCCGCTGTGATCGTCGCGCCGTCGTTGTCCGCCACCAGATGCTTGCGCAGGTCTTCCAGCATCTTGCGCTGTGTTGCCGACAGCTCGCAATCCCGGCGCTGATAGGTCACCGGCGGGAGGTCGTGGCAGTCCGATGTCTTGAATCGGATCGCCGGCTGCAGGGCCTCGTAGGCCATCTGCGCTGCCTCTGGTTTGGGTATCCATTTGAAGTTGGTCACCTGAATCATGGTCTGACGCTTGAACGCGAGGAAGTACGGAGGTACTATGTCGGGACGGACGAGGCGGGCCAGCGCCCATGCATCGGTCGGCGCGTTGGGGCAGGGGCTGCCAGTGAGTAACCACAACCGCATGGTCGGCTTGGCCACCGCCTTCAGCGTCTTGTACCGGTTGGTGCCAGCATTGCGGATCGCGCTTGCTTCATCATAAATAATTAGGTTGATGCGGTTATCTTTACTTATGACGTCAGCGATCGTTGCCAGCCCGTCGTGATTCACGAGGATGTAGTCAGAGTCGCTTGCCGCCAACTCGCGCTTGCGCTCCCGCCCGCCCTCGATCACCACGGCTGACCGGTGCATGACTGTCTGGAAAATCTCATCCTCCCATACCTTGTGGGTACAGGACTTCGGGCAGACGATCACCGCACGGTCGACCAACCCCTGCTGCATCAGATACTCTGCCGCCCACAGTGCACTCTTGGACTTTCCAACCCCCATTTCTGAAAGGTCGAACCCTCGTCTTGTCGTGGTCCAGAACTCCACGGCAGCCTTCTGGTGATCCCAAGGCTGATAGCGCCCGGGGTACTCCCACCCATGGTTGACCGGACTCGGCGCGGCAATGCCGAGATTGCGCAAGATCGTCACTGCATCCAACTCATGCTTCACGGCGATATGTGGCTTGCCGCGGTACTCGATCGTGCGCGAGTGAGGCAGCACCGCCCGAACCGCGATGGGGTCGGGGGCCTCGAAGACGAGATAACCTTTACCTGCGAACATCACGCCCTCACTTCCAGCCACTCGCGCAGTTCCCGCAAGTCCACGTAGTCGCTGCCGTCGATAACGAACGCTGGCCCCTTTGCGCGCCGGATCTCGGCGATCGTCAGCTCCTGCCGAGGGGTAGGCTTCTTGCCAGGTGCCTTGGTTTCGACGGCGAAGAACCGCCCCTCGTGGCAGCCGATGAAGTCCAGCGAGGGCTTACCCATTCCGTTGGTTACCGGCATGTGGTAGTACGCCTTGTGAGCGTCGAGGAGCTTCTTCACAGCGGCTTTGACAAACCCTTCCGGCGTCATACCGGCACCCCAGTCATGTCGGTCTTATACTTCACGGTTTTGCCGCCCGTTACTGGGGCCTCAGCGATCTTGGCCTCCAGTCGATCGAACAGCTCCTCGACCAGTGATTTGTCCGCAGGGTTGTAGCGCAACCGCAGCAGCTCGGTGTCCGACAGGTGGCTATACTTGGTCAGCATTTTCTTCCTCCTTGACGATCTTGTACTTGTACTTTTCCATGGTGTCCTTGTTGACCACCTCTTCGAACTCCGAAGTCATCCCTTGCATCTTGGTCATCCCGGTTGCCGGGTCACGTGAGATGATGCGAAATCGCACCTTCGGGTTGGTCAGACTTTGTAGGTAGTACGCCATCAATATCTCCTCGATCCCTTACCATAAAACTCGCAGGTTGTTACCGGGCAACCCGCATACCCTTTACCATTCGGACGGCACAGCCCCGAGGGCTTGGGAGGATAGATCCCTAGTGCGTCCGCTTCTTCCATCTGTGCTGCATCGTCGATAAACTCCTGCCACAACTTCTTCTCGTCTGCCCGGTTATACACCGCACTAGTCTTCTCCCTGAACTGAATCCACAAGAACCGGGATTTGACCGTCTGCACTTCCAGGTACGCCGCAAACACCAGCAATGCCATCAACTTGAGTTGCGAGCTGGGTTTCACCTTACCGAACTTGTAATCAATAGCGATAGCATTTTCCCCATCGATACTGAGTACGTCGATTATACCCCGTACCCATCGCAAGGGTGAGTCAAATGCACACGGATTTAGTTCTTTATCTACAGCAAGCTCGTGCTCACACAGCAGCGTCCCCGGTAGCGACTCGATCCCCACCGCCAACGACTCAAGGTAGGCGAACTCGGACGGTAGCGGCGTCTTGTCCCGGACGCGATGTTCGAGGGCGAGGTGGCCCCGAGTACCCCACACCGTTGTCGGGTGCTCGGTTTGCTGAAAGTTGCGCGCCACCTGTAGCTCGTAATACTGCGTGGGGCATGTCAGGTAGGACTTGAGTCGGCTGAACGACCAGTTAAACATTTCCATGTCCGAAGATCCCCCTGAAGCCCGCAGTTCCGAAAGCCATTGACTGCGGGGAAACCCGTATCCGCTCGAACGGGTCTGGTCTTGTCTTATCTGACATCTCCCACGCCAGCCTAGCCGCCTCGGCGGTCTCAAACTTATCGGCAGCATTGGCGTCGGAAAACGTCCAGCCACAGATAAACCCATCGGCAAACGCAAACATCCTCGCGCCGTCAGGGAGTGGAATGCCTAGTTTTCCATCGCTCATTGGTAAATCCCTCCGAACATCCCCGCCATCCCCCTCGGGGACTTGAGGGCCCTGAGCACAGCCTCGCCGGTGATCTTCACAGGGTCACGGGGCAACATCTCCCAAGCCATGCGCGCAGCTTCGATCGTGTCAAAGCCGTCGATGTCGTCCGTCCACAGATCACCTTCCCACGCCGCCCAATACTTTCCGTTGGGTAACTGCCAGATGCCTACATTGGACGGCTCGATTCGGGCAACAGGTTTGGCGCTTATCGGTCCGGGCTTGACTTCAGTCATGGCATGGCATCCTCATAAACCTCTTCAGTGATAATTAGGTTCTGACTCAACGATGTGCGGGTCTGGGTCTCGTGGTTCTTGATCCAGTCTGTGGCAACCCGGATACGGGAAAACAAGTCCTTCTCCGGCAGGTCCGACATTTCCCACGCCATCCGGGCGGCTTCGGGAGTTTCGAACCGCAGCGAATTTGCTCGGGCTGCGTGGAAATTATGGCCGCAGACGTACCCGTCGATGAACGTGAACAGCCTCGCGCCGCTGGGAAGTAACTCGCCCGGAGGAACGTCAATCACTTCATGCTCCCGTCTTTGTTCCGCTTGAAGCCGCGGTTCTTGGACGGCGTCGTGACCCGTATATTGCCGAGGGTGTTCGCACCGCCTTTGCTGATGGGGCGCTTGTGGTCCAGATCGGTCCCGTCGCCACGCTTCACCATCCCGGCCTTGATCGCCGCCCGGCGGATCTTGGTGCGCTCGGCGTTGCCCTTGGCCTCACCTCGCTTGAGCTGCAGCTCCCGCTCTCGTTTGTAGTCGCGCTTAATCATAGGCATTTTCTATCTCCTCATTTAGCTTCTGAATACCGGAACCCGGTGTGGGCTTCGGCGGACAACGGTACATCTGGCCACCACGTAGGCGAAAGGCAGAACACCTCGTAGGCGGTCTTGGCTACAACTTCGGCATCCGCCTCGGGCACGACATAAACCGCTTCGTCGTGCACCGACAACACCAGCCTCACGTTCGGGTGACGCCTGCACACCTCCAAAGACTGCTCCATGACGATCGCCCGCGCGATGGACTGCACCACGTTCTCCACCACTTTCCCCCCATATATGCGGGTTCCAGTGAATTTGCCTGCGTCGTACACCCACTCGTCGCCTTGCTGCCGCAGGTTCGGATACTTTATCACCAACCCATGCGGCAGCACAAGCCCGGAGTTACAACTTACTACCAACCCTGCGGGGTCGAGGGGCTTGTCGTTCCCCTTGCGGATGGCCGGCAACAGATCCTGCGCGGCTTTCCACAACTTCACCACCTGCTTGTGCGCGCTGCGGTAGTCGACAACAGCAGACTGCGCCTCATCTTCAGTCATAGGGGGCAGCCCCCACTGGCGCGCGGTTTCTTTGAACTTTGCCCCACCCATGCCGAATCCGCAGGCCAACTTCAACACTTTTCCAAACTGGCGCTCCTGCACATCCGCCTTGGTAATCGGGCGCCCATATCGTTTGCTGGCCATGTAGCAGTAGATGTCCGGACCTTCCTTGCGGTCAGCCTTGCGATACACCTCAACCGCCTCGGTCTCGCCGGCCAAGCAGTCTACCACCCGCGCTTCGATGTTGGCCGAGTCGACGACCACGAACATGTGCCCCGGCGGCGCGCACAGCGAGCTGCGTATCGCACCTTTCTTTGGCATGTTCTGGAGGTTGAGCTTATCCCCGCCACTGAACCGATGCGACTGGTCAGCTCCGCAGTAATTGAGATACACCGGCAGCGGCCCTCGGCTAGCGATGCCGATCAGCCGCTCGACACGGGTCTCTGCGATGGTGCTCTTGTTCCCCAGACGCGCGGCCACCAGGGTTTGCACATCCTCATCCTCGTGCTCCAGCAGCTCGGTCATGCCCTTATCCGTCTTGGCGAACGCCCACGTCACTTTGCCTGTAGTGGGGCTGATCTTCGTCGGCGGGGATACCCCCAGCGACTGCAGTGCCTCGGCGAATTTGGGATTGCTCATCAGCACGTCACGGTCGACACCCCCGGCAGCCAGCAGCTTCTCTCGCTTGGTGCGCAGCTCCGCCAGCTCACTACGCAGTAAGATCGGGTCAAGCAGGATCTCCGGCTCGGTGAACATACGAATCGTGCGATCTATGAGCTTCAACTCGAAATTGGGGAACGTCGTGATCTGCCGCTCAAGCGGGGCGTAGAACCCCTGCGACAACAGCCGGAAGATGCCAAGGGTCAGCTCACAGTCGTTCAGGCAGTACTCCCCATACCGATACCATTCCTCGGGGGTGAAGTCCTTGCGGCGCTTGCCTAGCGCATTGAGCACCTCGGTGCCCTTCTCCCCGATGTCGAACAACTTTGCCAACTTGGCCAGCGACCCGCCCGCAGAAAACCCGCCCACCACCGCCCGGGACATGGACAGCGTGTCCAGCCACAGCGCCGGGTTGATGTTGAAGCGCCACGCCAGTATGGCGCCATCGAAGTGCGTGTGGTGACAGAGGATGGCGACCTTGTGCCAGTCTTGCTGGGCTGCCCACTCACGGAAATCATCCGCCTCCATCCACGACTGCCGCGCCCGGCCGGCGACTTCTTCGTACACCCCCACACCGATAACCTCGAACCGAGGGTCACGGATGTATGCCTCAGTGGTCATCTTGGACAAGGAATACTCCTTGTCGTAATACGTTTCCAGATCGACAACGACTATTCGCATCTCGCTCTCCAATAGTTATGATCGGCGGGTTTGGTACATCGCTGCCCGCCGGCAGCGTTATGGAGTAGGGAGGTGCCCACTACTCACCCCTGACAAACACCTCCCTGCAACGCTCGTGCCCATGTACCCTGCGGCCGTTGGACGTTGGCAATGGAATGCCGTCAGGGGGTTTTCTTGGTTCGCTTATTAGTCTTGGGTACTGGGGTGAACCCGACGTAAAGTCCAGCTGGCTGGTCGCCTGAGAACACCGTAGGTTTTTCGGGTGCGTCGAACTGCGGCCCGGAGCTGTGAGCATCGCCGTCGTGCCTGTCCTGGGCTAGTATCCACCCAGTAGCGGTGGAGATGATATCGTCTTGGCTACTTCCCACCTGCTGCCCGACGGATTCCAGCGCCAGCTTGAGCTTCACCATCTGTGGATTGAGCGCCATATCAGGCCACCCGCCAGATGCGCGAGCCTTCACCTTCGCTACGCACGGCAAACTTGACAGTGCCACCCTCACGCTTGGCGTACGCCGTCGCTGCGCTACGCAGGGATGCCGGCTTGGTATCGGCCTTGAAGCTCTCGCCGACGTTCATGACGGCGAACGGGTACTTGCTGCGGCAGACGCGAGTGGAAGACATCGGGATACCGGCTTCGATCTTGTAGGTCATTTGGTTCTTTCCTTTCGTTTGGTGTAGTCATCGGAACAGTCTTTGTCGCAAAACCTGCGACCTTTGGGCACACGCGCCAAGCAGTTGTGGCACTTGCCGTTCGGCTCCACGTCGTACTTGACTTGTGATGCGTGCAGTATAGCACGCTTCAGCAGTTCTTCCGCCTGATCGTTTGCTCTGTCGATTTCGTCAGCCACCTTTAGCCCCCTCCACAGATTGTGACTTGTTGTAATTCCCGATAGTCGCGTAGCTGCGATGCTTAGGAACCTCTGTGACACGGTAGAACAACGCCTGCCCTGCTCTCATACCGGGACGGATACGAAGCGTGTGGAACCTGTTGAGATTGACGAACTCCAGAGTCAGCGATGACCCATGCCATCCCGGATCTGCGTGTCCGGCATGTAGGTGTTCCAAGTGATTACGTGCTAAGGAACTGTTAAGGTAATACTCACCGACGATGTTGTTCGGAAGGTTGAATATCTCTACTGTATGCGCGAGGATTCCTTCTCCTGGAGCGAGATCGTAGTATGAGCCAGTAATGTCAATACTTGTGCGAGCTACAGACTGTCGAGGTTTTACCGATAGGTCGATAGTTTCAGTGTAAGCACTGTTTTCGGCAAGTATCTCATTACCTAGATGAAGATCAATCGACGCAGCATTGATAGCCTCCGGTTTGACGTTGGTAATTACACCCTGTTCAGCCAATTCGCACAACTCTGTGTAGCTTAGTAAGCTCATTTCAATACCTCTTTAGTTAGAACGTCAATACTTTCTTGTATATTATCGTGAAGCCAATCCGGTATTGGTAGTTTCAAAGAAAACCCCCACGACTCTAAAGCGGATAACAACTTTATGATGTCAAGCATTTGTTCTTTTGTCATTTCTTGTACTCCGGTGCGGCGGCGAGCATGGCTTTGTATTGCATCATTATGTACTGGTCAGCCGTACATTTCGGCACGCCTACTGAGTAGCTAGCTCGCAGCATCTCTCTTGTCGGCTCGATCGGAACCAACTTCCAGCCTTCAGGTACCGTGGATGCAGGATGGGCATAGAGCGGGATATCATCTGGCAATCTTTGGTCGCAGTCACACAGTGCTAATTCGCTGTCCATCCACGCTACCGGCTCTGCCTTCTCCATCTGCTCGATTGCAATCGCCAGCGCGTCCATCGCGGTATCAATCTCTGCTGGCAGCGGAATTCCTATTGGCGGCTTGCTTTGTTCATTTAAGTCCTTCAAAGACTCCAGCGCCTGCTTCATTACGTCAATCACATTCACGATTTCACCTCTCCAGAATTCCTCTGCATCCAGAAGATTTTGTTAGCCAGCAGATGCCCGCCTTCCTTGATTTCCTTGGCATGGAAGTGGGCCTTGTCGATTTCACCGACATCAAGCAGCCGTTGGACCTCATTGATGTGGTGGATGATCGGTGACAGATAGGATTTTAGTTCGTTTGTCATTTCATCTCCATCGCTCGGATTCCTGTTTCAATCGGACCATCCTCTTCTGGTTCATGATTCCATGCCACCCTCGCGGCATCACAAATCGCCTTGTTGTACATAGCCTTACCAAAATCAAGTAGTGCGGCAGGATCATCGTCTAGGATGAATCCTGTTTCCCCAGTGTATATCCTTCGGATGTCGTCGTTGGTCATAGTCCAAACACTCCTAAAGTAACAACCTTTTTCCTCGCCTTGTAAGCCCGGATTCGTTCAGCCGGAGTCAGCTTATCTCTTGGCCTGACATTTCTCCGCTCACCTAGCGCCCAGATCTTCGTAACACCTCCTTGTCCTTCTGGATACACGTACTCGCAGATGTAAATAACGCCCAACTTCCTGAGTACCTTTATCCACCGCCTAGATGTCTCAGCTGTTACGCCTACACCTTCGGCAAGCTGCTCTGCTGAAGATGGGGAGTGGTCAAGGTACTGAATGGCTTGCTTCAAGTGTGCCGGCAGGTAGGCCAGTGCTGCCTTTGCGATGGCTTCTTGCGATGTCATAGGGTACTACCCACAATGCTTTTAATCGAGGCCAGAATGGCGCATATTGATCCAAATAGTATGCGAAAGTTTTTGCTCCATTCATGGCTTAAAGCTATTACCCCACATAGAAGAAGAAGTTGTTGGTCTGTCATGTCGTGTTTCTCGGTGTAGTTATGCGACAGTGGGTGTCGGATAATTTAAGTTATGCATCGTCATCAGTGTGCGCAGATCGCAGAGCGCATCAAAACACTGCTCCCTGTCGTAGCCGTACTTGTGAAACTGCTCCAGCGTATCAATCGCCAGATTCACCGCGCGTTCGCAAAAAGTCGGCGCTGGCGAGACGGCGGGTTCTTCGTCGTAAATCGGTTTCCCGCAGCTATCGCACTGGTTCCAGTCCGTTTCCTCAATTCCGTGGCCGGTGCTGCAAGTGCAAAACGGCTCGTCGCCCTCTTCGTCTTCCTGCATCATCAGCCACTCTTCGTCATAGTCTTCCGGTGGCGGCTGCGCCCCTATCGCGCTTGGCCCCATCATTTCAGCCCCGCCTCTGCTCTGAGTTGCCGCACTGCCTCATTGTGTGCGTCTGCGATGTATTCAGCGTTCGGCATTCGCATAATCTCAGTCAGGTCTTTCGCGTACTTGCGGATAAAGTTGCGCAAGTCAATTACATCTTCGGCGCAGCAATCGTGTTCCTCTGTCTTTATCTTCAGTGCCGTCTCAAGCCGGTGAATCTCTGCCGCACACTCTCCGTGCGGATCGCCATCTGGCTGTTCATCAAACATTGCCTTCTCCTCTCGCGCCTCGCGCATTGCCTGTCCGAAATTCATCTCTTCCTCCAAATCCGCATAACACGTCGCTCAACACGGACGCAGGCAATAAAGCCGCCTGCGCCGGTTAGCTAGGCGTTATGCCTCGCGTACAGTGGAGTCCATGCCCCGCTGTTTTTTCGCACATACTCGATCTGTTCATCCATGATCGGGCCTTCGTAGCATCCGTCGCTGCAAAAACGAATCCATGCAACAGGCTTTGCCGTCTCGTCAGCGCCGACTTTTCTGCACTTGTCGCGCATCAGTTCAATCATCCGCTCGCGCTCCTGCGCTCTATCACTGTGGTGCTCAGCCGTTGCCCAGCAATCACGAAGATCCCTCAGCGCTACCGTGTCGTCAGTCGGGCAGTACTTCGGGTTTCGTGCCCTCATCCAGTTGTCGAAGGTCATGGCATCACCACCTTGCTTTCCGCTGGCGGTTTCGGCAACGGCATCCAAGTTGCAGCGGCCATCTTCTGGTTGCTGTGCCAGAAAATCCCGCCAATCCAAGCGCCGTGAACAGTCTTGCCGCCACGGACAAATAAAACCTCTTGTGCTTCTTGCGGAAGTTCATCAACCACGTCGCGCCAGCGCGGGGCATCTTCAAGTCGCTCAACCAGTCCAGCCACAAACCCGCCCTGTTCAAGTTCTTCCGTCGTCACTCCGGTGCAAGCATTCACGCAGGCCGCAATCCTCCGGGCATCGGTTTTCCGTGGATTCACCATATCGAGCAATTTGCCAACACCTTCGTCGTCCCTCAGTAAAGAGGTGGAAAGCAGGTTATTTCGGTACATGTATTCCGCAGCCTTTACCGCTACGTCATTGGCCACCGATCCCTTGTTTATTTGCCTGCACAGGCGGTTAACCAATGCGGCAAGGTTCTCAATCGTGTCGATCAAACCAAGCACCGTCGCAGGGTTCGCCGCTGCGTAGAACTTCGCCAACTTGAGCGAATCATCTGCCGCGTAATACTGGTCGCAATCAACGGTTGTCACACAATACTTCTCACCGTCCTCGCTAATGTGGCCAACCGCTGCCGCAAGTTCGTCCTCCGCAGGGTCAAGCCACGCGGTATCGCAGTTGCTCCAGCCTTTCACGTCTTCGGCCAGTGCTTTCAGTTTTCCCAGTTCCATTCCTCGTCCTTTCATCGTTAAGGCATA